ACGAATGGGAGCATAAAGACGTTACTGGAAACACGCGCATAAAATTGGAAAATACGTTGGGGATGGTATCCAGTTGGATGTTTTTTTTCCGACGAAGTGATGCGTTCATGCGAAACGAGTGGAGCAATTATACGAACTGGCCGTACGAGTACTTGCCGCACGACATTGAACCGGCTGAATCAGAATTTTCTTCGGATCGACGAGCAATAGAAGGATGGAGGCCACTTCAAGTGTCTACGGTTACAGGCGAAGCTCTAAGTACCCGGACCTCGTATCACATTGGACCGGGTCGTAACCCGTGCATGGATCAAGCCGGGCGGCTGGAACTACCCGCGACCAGCAATCGTCGCACCGGATTGTACACCAGTGGGCTATTTGAACCCGAGAATCAGCGAGAAATTCTTAATACGATGGGGATCATTTTCAATGGAAAATATCGAGAGAATATTCTGGATGCTGGAATTTACAATTATGTGGAAAAATACGTACGCACCAAAGGGAATTCGCCGCCTGGAGTGTACTGCTATAATTTTTGCTTGAACACCGACCCGAACGACCTGCAACCATCAGGTGCGGTCAATATGAGTAAGTTCACGCAAGTTGAACTGGAACTGTCGACAATATACCCGTCACTGGATCCGAACGCGTCGTTTCACATGATATGCGACCCTACAACCGGACTGCCGATTGGTGTGAATAAAACCAACTGGCGCATTTACAATTACATGTTCGACTTGGTTCTTATCGAAGAGCGCTACAATGTGTTAACATTTGTATCAGGGAATTGCGGTCTCATGTATGCTAGATAATAATAAATAATAATAGTAATAGAGTTTTTATTAGTTAAATAATTAGTTTAATTTATAAAATTAATAATAATATTATAAAACAACAAAATAACAATATAACAATAACAAAAATACCATAATAACAAATATGGTTTGGTACAAAATTTTATACTATACAATCCTTTATGGTTCGTATGTATTATACGGACTGCTACTGCTCGCCATTTTAGGCGGACTTCCCAATATGAATTTGTCCGATAAAATTCCCGAGTATCTCACAGTGCTTCAAAATGGATTGAAGTACTACGTGTGCTTTTTTTTAATCGCGCGATTCAACCCGTTTATGCGATCGAAGGGCGAAGACTTTACCGACTTTGACGCCGATGTCGTTTTTTCATCCGCGATTTTCTTACTGCTCACTACATCGTTCACGTCAATTGCGTACACGCACGTTATGGAACAAATAAAAAACCCGCTTCGAAACCCGTTTAATGAGTTTAAGTTTAATAAAGACGACGTGATGAAATCTATACAGGATATAAAAATATTTTAATTCAGTTCATCTCAGGGGGGCAGAGCCCCCCTCAGACCCTCCAGCCCACCATATGCGCAGAGGGGTTTAAGCATTGCGTAGTGGGCGCTTGACGCCCCCTCCATCTATCTAGTTACGTCGTCTAGTTTTGGTTCGTCCTCCTCTCCCGCGTCGCATTGTCTTTTTTGGATTTGTTTTGGAGTCAGATTTAGGCGGCGATGGTGGCGACCTCCTTTCTGAATCGAAAAACCATTTCACCTTTTCAAGTATCGTTTCACCAACGAGCGCATCTACTTCGCGTTCATCGTCGCTATATTCCGCACCCGATAGGGATAACTGGGATTTCTTCTCAAGGATGCGGTTCAACTTGAATGCTGCGGGTTGCGACGTTGCAATACCGAGAGAATGATACAGTGGACTTGACATAAACCTTTTTATAAAAACAGACTGGTTAATTCTGCGTTCGTATGGTTTGACTTCAATCACGTATACGTTGCTCGTATGCATCCCAGGATGCGCCCGGTCGTCTACAAAAAACACCTCAATTTTCCCTTCCAAGTTGGTGCATCGAACCAGATCGTTGTAGGTTTTATCATGACTGGTACGTCTCACTTCGACCGTCTCTCCATTCGGACGCTTGAATGCACCAATTACGCGGTCAAACAATGAGACCCCGCTTTTATAATTGAAATAGTTTTTAATGCTCTCCGTCCATTCGCGCGGGCCGGTATTGTTCGTGTATATCATAACGTGGTCGCACTTGTGAACGCGCTTCATTTTTACAAGAAATTGCATAGTGTCCATTATTTTTGGACGTAGGACCTCTGGATACAGGTCAACAATGGCATTAAAATTATCCTGAATGACCTTGTCTGGGTTGGTATGGACTAGTTTTAATATTCGGGCAAGCGTATAAATAAATTCGCTTAAATCAGAAAATGTCCCCAGTGTTTCATCCATATCAAACACCGCAATACGCATTACACTTGACGCATTAGGAGGATCATGTTTCATTTTATTTTATTTATATACTTATAGTTTATAAATTATATTTTATATTTTACATTTATTTAGAGAGTTTAGTAGCAAATATAAAATGCCAGCTATATCTCGGTCAGATAGACAATTGACAAGACGAAAATGCGAACGAATTTTGCGGTTTTATAAAAACCCGTTTAGTCGTACCGAACAGTTAAGCATATTACGGAAAAAAACCAAGGATATACTTAACGATAAAATGTGTAAATGCGTGAACGCTCTTTATAAAGGGCATTCAACTAGTGCTAGTAAGGACTTGCACGCATACAAAGACTCGATTGCCATATGTAAGCGCAGCGTATACGGAAGAAAGGGTCTAACGCCTCCAAGATTTACGTGCAAGAAACGTAGGCGGTAGGCGCTAGTTATCTTGATTCCTATTCAAAATCAGCTTCCATTCTGGGTGCATCTTTTCCATAGGTAGTTTAGAAAATGCGCTGAGTTCAACGGGACCGTCTTCAAACTGTTCCAGAACCACATGTGCTACGAGCGTGTAGTCCGGACGGGATAGGATAAAATCACACAAGTTGGTTCGAATGAACGTGTCACACTCGCATTCAGGTACGGTTGTTATAAATAATCCATCCACCCTTTCACGCAAGTTAGGGTCTTCAAGAACTTGGTCATAAATTGACGCCCCGCCAAAAATCCACAACACATCCAGTGAAAGTTCGTTTTCGGCCTTTTGAATTGCCTCATGTATTGATGCCGCCGTATGAAGATGAACATGAAGATGGTCTGTTGTTATTGCTTGCGTTTGTTGCGTTTGCGTAACGACGATTGTTTCCCGGTTTGGAAGAACCCGGCCAATTGATTCGAATGTTTTTCTACCCATTAAAAGTCCATTTTTTATACCTGGGGCGGTTGTTATCTCTCGCATAAATTTTGAATCTTTTTTAGACCGCCACGGAATTTGCCCATTCATCGAAATACCTTGAAGGTGTGAATGCGCTACAATGAACCATAACTGCATTTGATCGTTAGTGTTAATTGTTTAAGTTTAATATTAATTATTTATAAATTTATATTTAATATTTTTTATAGACAAATCAACTCGATATATTAACTATGTCGTCGAGTATATCGTCGTTTATTTTTTACCTTCAAGATCCGTGTTTGTTTTTTATTTCGTGTAACTTGAATTTGTTTTTTATGTTTTCTACGCGTACGCATCATGGGTTTCCTGGTTTTTCCACCTTTTGCCGAATTCGGTTTCGATGAGTTCGATTTTAGCGATTTTCCTAGTAGTCTCTGACTCTGACCCACGCCAGCCCCATTGTCAGAATCTATTTCTTCATCTGATGTTGGGTCTTCTTCTCGTATAGCCGACATAGCAGCAGCAGCAGCAGCAGCCGGCATAGCAGGTCCGCCTCGAACTTGTTGTCTATTACTTTGCCTAATACCTACTTGGCTATTAAGTATACGTTCAATTACACTGGATATATGCTTATCAGATTGACTAACCGCTGTAGTTGTAAATATCATAGCTGCATATGTAGCAGTTCTTTTGGGGTCTTTTACGCTTTGAATAAGCGATTCACATTTTTTACAGATTGCATCAACAATAACACCATCAACAGTTATAGCTTGAACATCAATGCAAACCAGTAACATTATACATGCGGCTACTCCTCGTCCACGGAATTCTGATATCGATCTGCCTTTCGAAGCACTTGGGTCGATATCCATTACATACTTGTATAATTCATTATATTGAGACTGTGTGTATCCAACTTCGGTGATCATCCGATCGTTTCCATGATACATTTCATGTACTCGTCTGTCAGTAACGGCACGCGGTTCACGGAAGTGCGATACAACATCATATGAAAGATTGTCGACGGGCCTTTTCATTTGTTTGAGTTTTTCACATAGTTCATTCAATATGTTACTGTACGTTCGCATATTACTAGAATCGGAACCAGATAGGTCTCGATCATAAAAAAAAACTTGCCGTTCATACACTCGGCTAATATCCGATTCGTCTGGTACCGTAGTATCAATTTCAGAACGTTGATCCATTTGGAATGGTAATAAGTTAGGATCTCCGCAACGCAGAATAATCCTGTTTATATATTCTAAATTTTTAAGTATATCGTTAATTTTACCTTGGTCAACTGGTTCAACTAAACTTCTTTTGATATCATGTATGACTGGTTCTAGATCTGCAAAGTCTGAGATACGGATAATATCCTTGTAATATACACTAGCTTCGACAAGGTTCACTGCACGCCTTAGCATCCCAATAAAAAGGTTAACATTGATAGTTTTAGCACCCGTTTTGTAAAGACGACTTATTTTTTTTAAATAAGCATTAATTGTCGACCCAAGCCCAGTGGCCTTGTCAAGCTCTTGCATTTCTGCATTTATAGTTTCGCGGCAAAGAGGAGTGTTAGTACTTAATGCGCAAGAAACTAATACAATTCTGGCTCTAAGAAGCGGTGCAAGCATGATTTGAAGTTTTATACACAACACTGGGTTATTACTTTTCATCTCAGTTAAAATGAACTTGGCGAAATCCTTGTTATACTTATCATTATGCTGTAACTGATGGAGATTGAGTAGCATAAAAAATTCACTAACTAATAGCGTAAAGTGACTATTCAGCTCTGTCATAATAGAGTCAAAACGGATAGACCACTCGGCTATATTTGTTGTAACTCGATGGATCCCTTCAAATGTCTCTCGAGTTCCTTTTTTAAATCCTTCCCAAGTAGTTTCATTCCACGCTTTTTTAATCTTACTGCCAACCATGCTAATCTTACTGCCAAAATTTTTAATATGATTTTCAATCCGTTCTCTCATACCAGGGTTATCGGCAGCATCCAGTCGAACTGGAATGGGAACAACAGCCTGATTAACCGTTTCGAGTTTAAACGTTCGTCCTTGCGTTATGTTGTTGTATACATCTTGAACATCGGCTCTATTTGTGATCGTATCTATTAGTTTAAATATGCTGATTATGTCTTCTTCTATTTCTATAGAATCTATTTGAAAATAATAACGCTCACAATATAATTGTGTAGTTTTTAAAAACATTTCTATCCTAGAAAGTAGCCTGTAACATTTATGTAACGCAACTACTGCCACATGATGAGCTGCAAGACGCTTATGCACGATTACATACAAATTTCCGATAAAAAATATAGACAGTGAAACGACCGTAAGAACTCCTAATGCATTTCCGGCTGCTGCTGCAGATGCAATAAAATCGCCATTTTGTATTTCGGTTCGCCCCTCTTTTGTAAGCGGCATTCCTGGTAGAATAACTCCATTTTTATTTGCGTCTGATGTAACCCATGCGTTAAATAAATCCGACATGGTCATTGAACTTAGAAAATCAACAGACCCCGATACTAGTAACTTTGATCCGTAAACTGCGTCACCTGCAAATACTAGTGGACCGTCTTCTAATGCATTATATTCTAAGTCAAACCTGTTAGGTCGGAGGTTACTATCACTCATGTTAATTAAATGATCTATATAATTATATTTATATTATATGCCAATATAAATATAATATATATTGTTATACCTCTTCTAAAGTTTCGTCAAGTTCTTTCATCTCGATATGGGGTTGCCGATCATTAAATGACGTCCTATAATCGTGAACATATTGATAGAAAAGAATGCTTCCCGATAATCCTAGAAACATGACCGATAATCCAATTATTGTATCCAACGGTTCTTTGAACCATACAAACGAATATGTGAGTTGAATAACGCGACGCACCAAATCAAGTCCGCTTAATAAAATGTTTGCAGGAATTGCGCTTCGTTTACTGGTGTTTAATATATATATTTTATTGAACATGTAGAGCTGGAGACCAAACGCAATAAAAAAGTACATGGTTACCGTACTTGGATTTATCGGCGGCGCATTTTTCACGGTATAAAATATCGCAAACGGTGATGCAATTATCAAATACGTGCACTGAAAAATGATTTGAAAGTCTATACTTTGAATATGGTTTCCGTGATGGAGCATTGCATACTCGATGAGGTTGTTATACGTCGCATTTAAAAAACATGAAAATAATACAATTGTCGCATCACGAATGACAGTCTTAGGCGTTTCTGCTGCCATAATGTACTGCGTGGTGGAGAGGGTTTGCGCGATAACGAGCGAGACGCAACTTGCAATATAGAGCCGCGTCACCGGTTTTTTCAACAAGTATTTGAACCACGGAATATTGAAAATGATAAACCCTGACCTCAGTATCGTGTAATAACTCAGAGTTATCGTGTTCAATGCGAAAAACACCGTAACGGTCTCGATTGTATATAGAATACCGGTTCCTATTGGATATAACAGTAAATGCCGATTTTCTGGACTGGTATACGATTTGATTTGTTCCCATGAAAATTTGTGTATGAAAAAACAACTATAAAACGGCGTAAACATGAGGCTCAGTAAAACATTGAACCATTCGTTTTTATACCCGTATTCCATGTTCACATACTTCATGCAAATCAAGTATTCGGATAGCGTAACAACAAATAGTACGGAATTTAATATTAATAAAAAGGACATGGATTAACCCGTCAACATTGTTCTATATGGATACTTACATTTATATCAGTTACTCGTTTACTTACGATATTTGAAAAATAGTGCAAACAACATGGCGTTCACGGCCACGCTTATAACGCCGGCCACGATAAGCGAAGTATCTTGAATAAAATACCCGTGAAGAAGCCATAGTACGCTTGTGAGCAATAATAGAGACAGCGAATAAATCGACAAGTCGTGCACGTGCTGACTTTGGTACGATTTATACAACTGCGGAATCATTTGAATGCAGTTTGTAATCGGTGCTAAAATGGAAACGCTTTGCGCGAATAATGCAAGTGACATTTTTGTTGTCTTATTGTTGTTGTTGTTGTTGTTGTTGTTGTTTATTTGTTTGCTATACTATTCGAGTAATTTATTTGAAATGAAAATCAATAATGAATAAAGAATAAGAATATAAACACTTTTTATTGATATTATTTATTACTACATTAATTATTACATTACTACCATCAATCAATGTCAACAAAAAATAGATACAGTACGCCTGAACGACAAGCTCCTGACTGCCAGGACTGGACTACCGTAACAATGAGCAAGACGAGACGGCATACCAGTAGTAGCGAGACATCGGCGCCGTCGCAGTCAAATTCAAATTCGGCTTCCGCAGTCGTGGCTGCAATCACCAAACCGCTAGGATCGGGATCGGGATCAGAAGATGACCAGAAAAAAACAAAATACATCGCTAAAGTAACGTCGGATGCGGTACGCGTTTCGCGATGTGAGAAAAAACTCACCCAGAAAGAGCTCGCTCAAAAATGTAATATGGACGTATCCATCATTTCTGAAATTGAGCGGGGTGGTTGCGTTTACAATCCGACCCACGTGAATAAAATTCAATCGATTCTGGGCGTAAAAATACCCAGATTGTAATTGTTTTATTTAACAAAAACTGTAGACAAGAGGGATTGCGACGCACGACCCCAGTATGAATCCCATAACGTAACGATGTTTCATGGTCTTGTACATTTCGAGCCAAGCCTTGGACTCTTCGCCGCTCGTAACATGGTTCAACATGTAGTCGCTTTTCGGAGAAATGCAGTAATACCCGGAAGATACAAGAACAACAATTGCCAGGGACATCGTAATCCGGTGAAACATGTTTGTAACCTGCTTCATGGGCGATATTCTAAAGAGGACAATGTACGATACAACCAAGCCAAGAATAAGCCCCTGAAAGTAAATTGTGCTTCGCTCCTTTACGATTTTGTCGTAGGTGTCAAGAGATGTCTGCTTTAATTTATTGCGATACTCGACTGCTACAACGGGCTGAGCCGTCATCGTGTAAAATGTGGCGCCTAGCAACCCTAGACCGATTGTTCCAGCTAAATAACAATTCATCGAATAAATAAGTTATGAAATTATGAAAAATTATGAATAAAATATAATAAATGGATACTATAAATATTATTTATATTTTATATTATTTGATTTTACATGGTCATTGATCTATGCGCGCTTGTATTTATGGACAGTCGGTTGCCATACATTGAGGGGTTTTTGTCAGCGATTCAACCCAGTTTCTGCTGTGTAGTGTTCGATTACTATAACGATACTCCAGAAACACTCTCGTATAAGGTAAGTAAATTAAATGTTGATAGACGAATTATCCGCCATACCGATATCGTAGACGAATCTGGATCTGGACCTGGTTTCGAAGGCGAATCATTCAATTTCAACTCTATAACTATACTTCATGATAATCCGACCGCACTTTGCTGTACGAATGCGTCATATACATTTTTAGATGGAATGTCTGCGTGCACAGTAATGAATGCAGAGAACGACGATCCAGCCATTTCCAGTTGGGAACAGTTTATTCAGATGTTCTCCAGTTTAATAACAACTTATGGTGTAAAATCAATCGATATACGGGCCCCCGAATTAAATAGTGACCCGAACTGGAAGTTTATTATTCAAAATTTAATGACTCGTTTAAGTGTATATGTTCGTGCGATAGAACGTTTAGAAATTATGCCACACTATTCATTTTTAGAGTAACGTGTATAAGTATAACGTATAAGTAACATATAGTTATAAGTATAACATATAATAAATATATTATTAATTTATTATAAGTAACTCTCTCATTTTGTTGTTAATAGTAAGAACATAAGAACATAACAATGTCATTAGATTTCGACGGAAGCAATGACTACGTTACCGTGGCCAATATTGGCACGCTATCCAGTCTTACTGTTGAATTTTGGATGTATAATACGGATTCGGGAAATGGAGGTCGCTACGCTCAGATGGTTGGAAGGGGTGCGAACGGAAATGGATGGGATTGGTCGGTATATCTTCAAAGTGTTTCTGTAGCAAATACACTGCGATGGGTTGGACCGGGTGGAACAACTATAGATACTGATGTAATACCGTTGAATACATGGACCCATATTGCAGTTACGTGTAATAATGTGCAAACAAAAATTTATATAAACGCGGCTTTAAGTACCACGCAGAGCACGACGAATGCGATGACAAATCAAACCAATGCCGTTATGTTTGGAAATGATGTAAGTTTCACAAGACCGTATAAGGGTCGGTTGTCAGAAATTAGAATTTGGAATATCATTCGGTCTGCTTCGGATATTTCGACGTACTGTAATTCAAATTTAGTAGGAAACGAAACTGGGTTAATTGGCTACTATAAACTGAATTCAACGTCGGGAAGCACCGCCGTAGATACATCAACATCGGCCAGAAATGGAACACTATCAAATTTTACATTGTCAGGAGCAACATCAAACTGGGTGAATAGTGGTCCGTCTTTAGGAATCATTCCAACGATCGGCGCTCTGGCGACCATTCCTACAAAAATGCTTGGAATCGATGTCTCTTTTAACATTGTCGACCCGTCTTCAAATAGTTCTGGAGCATTTACGTTTTCGTCATCGAATACCGGAGTTGCTACATTGACTAGACCTAATATTACCCCAAATGCACTCCATTTTGACGGGGTTAATGATACGGTTGCATTATCATCATATCCCGCATTGAATTCAACTCAATTAACAATAGAAGGATGGTTTTATACAACAGGTTATTCTAAGCAGCTTGTTATGATAAATAGCAATACAAGCTTCGAAATAGATGCACAAGGTAAAATTATGTTATATGTAGTAACGGTTGGTTCTGGGGGAACGGCAATACTATCAGATTCGGCAATTCCATTAAACGCCTGGGTATACATAGCAGCAGTTAAAAATGACAATGGATATAATAAAATATATGTTAATAACACAATTGTAAAAAATGCAGCTGATACTACTTCGGGCGCACTTGTTGCCGCTACAGGGTTAAGTTTGGGTTCTGATGCACAAGCTAATTCGAAATACTCGAATATTAGTATGTCCGAACTTAGGATTTGGACCGTTGCAAGAACGGCACAACAACTAACAGATACTTATAATATCCGAATACCATCTAATTCTTCTGGTTTGGCAATCTATTATAAATTTATTCAGGGTACTGCAAACGGAACGAACACGGGGTTGACGACACTAACCGATTCTACAAGTAATAATTATCACGGAACATTACAAGGGTTTGCGTTATCCGGTACAACCAGTAATTGGGTTCCGGGACCTAATACTAACCCAAATGCACTCCAATTTGAAGGGATTAATGATACGGTTGCATTATCATCATATCCCGCATTGAATTCAACAAATACATTAACGCTTGAAGCATGGATTTATATTACTACACAAGGTGAACAAGGTGTGATTACTTTGAATGAAATAGGTGGGTGTGGGTTAACCCTAGGCAAATTTGGTATAGGGTTTAGATATAACCCTTCTGGATGGCAGCCGACTGTAATATCAGATACAGCCATTCCAATAAACACGTGGACGCATGTAGCGGGTGTTTTAAACGATGGTGGTTATACCAAATTGTATATTAATGGTACTCTTGTAAAATCCGTAGCTGGTTCTGGAAATTTTTATCCTTGTGGTGGTATAAGCCTTGCCGCTAACGCTGCAGCTTCCTCCGGCTATTCTAATATTAGTATGTCCGACATTAGAATTTGGACCGTTGCCAGAACGGCACAACAAATAGCAGATAACTATAAAAGCCAAATACCGTCTAATTCTACTGGATTGGTCATCTATTATAAATTTAACCAAGGTGCTGCAAATGAAACGAACACGGGGTTGACAACACTAACCAATTCTGCGAGTAATAATTATCATGGAACATTGCAAGGGTTCGCATTAACGGGGACAACCAGTAATTGGGTTTCTGGGCCGAATAGAACTTCGCCAAATGCACTTAGTCTTGACGGGGTTAATGATAAGGTTGTAATATCGTCAAATCCTACATTTACTTATACAAGTCAGTTAACGATGGAAGGATGGGTTTTTATAAGAAGCTTTCCTTCGGCTATTGTTGCCTTGAGTGGCTTTACAGGAATAGATATACTTGCAGATGGTAAAATAAGTACATGGATAAATTTTGCAGGTAATGGTTGGCTAAACGTAACTTCAGATTCGTCAGTTCCATTGAATTCTTGGGCCTACATAGCAGTAGTTATAAATGATAGCGGATATAATAAAATGTATGTTAATAATACACTTATAAAAAATTCTGTTAATACGGGTTCTGGAGTATTTGCAGCAAATACGGATATAGTTTTTGGCGGTGTCAATCAGGCTTATAGTATTATGTTATCTGAATTTAGGTTTTGGTCAGTTGCAAGAACGGCACAACAACTAACAGATAATTATAATAGCCAAATACCGTCTAATTCTTCGGGATTGGTCATCTATTATAAATTTAACCAGGGCAGTGCAAACGGAACGAACACGGGTTTAACAACGCTAACAGACTCTACAAGTAATAATTATCACGGGACATTGCAGGGGTTCGCATTAACAGGGACAACAAGTAATTGGGTTTCGGGGCCGAATAGAACTTCGCCAATAGTATGCACAATTGTGGGACCGGGTACGAGCAGTATAACCGCAACCCAGGCGAGTGACGTACTGTATGGAAGTGCAAGCGTTAGCACTACCCTAACGGTAAATGCACTGCTTCCAACATTTGGAACATTCACACTCGGTCCAAAGTCGGGCACCTATCTATTGGCTGACGTGTCCTTCTCTCTTACCGCGCCGACATCCGACAGTTCGGGGGCATTTTCATACACGTCTGATAATTCGGCGGTTGCTGTAATCACTAGAAATCAACTCGTAACCACCAACTTATTGGCGCAGTATGACGCGAGCGTTGCAACATCGTATACATTGAGTGGAAGTAATGTGACACAATGGAATGACTTGACTGGAAACGGTTATCACCTTATACCGAATGGCACTGGCCCCACTTTAACGACGATTAAAACATTATCCGCTTTAAATTTCAATTCCGGTTACGGATTACTTCGCACATCAGTCCCATTATCAACATCGATTACAGTTTTTATGGTTGCCAAATATAGCACCGCTATCGCCGCCTGGGGAGCATTTATGCACCATGGGCACCGAGATACTGACTGGAGTTTAGAAAGAAATGCTGCATCTTCTCAAGTTCAGTTTCAAATAAATGATGATAATACATTTTGCCAAATCGCGGCCGCAAATAATACGAATTATTTATGGATTGGTCGTATCACTGGAAACACTCGTGACTTCTGGATGTATTCGGATACATTGGCGCCAGTATATGTGACTAGCAGTACGCCGGTGGTAACTATATCGGGTGGCAATAAAACGTTATATGTCGGTAAATCTGATAATAACGAAGCAACTAACGGTTCTATCGGTGAAATTCTTTATTACAATGCGTCATTATCCAATGCTGATGTTAGCGCCAATCTGCTTTACTTGCAAAATAAATGGTTTAATGGTCTAAGTGCAACAGGTCCAGGTGTAACACTTGTGGGAAGTGGAACTGCAAACATCACTGCTACTCAGGACGTATGTGGGAACTACATGAGTAAAAGCGTTAGTTCTCTTCTAACAGTTGGGCAACTTCCAACATTTGGAACATTCACACTCGGTCCAAAGTCGGGTGCGTATGAGTTAGCCGACGCGTCATTCTCTCTTACCGCGCCTACATCCGACAGTTCGGGAGCATTTTCATACACGTCTGATAATTCGGCAGTTGCTGTAATACCCCCCACACCAACTTTTACAACCTTTACCACGGTTGGTACAACCAACTGGGTCGTTCCAGCAGGAATTACATCAGTAAGTGCGCTTATTGTTGGTGGTGGAGGTGGCGGCGGAAGAGATAATGGCGGTGGTGGTGGCGGTGGTGGGGTTATTGTAAATACAAATATAGCGGTTACTCCGGGTGCATCTATGAACATCGTTGTTGGATCTGGTGGAGCTGCAGCGGCAAGTACATCAACGGTAGGATCAAACGGCGGAAACTCGAGTTTTGCGGGGTTAGTAGCAGTCGGTGGAGGTGGTGGAGGAAGTCTTTTTAATACCGTAGGTGCAAATGGTGGTTCAGCTGGTGGCAGAGGTGGTGGCGCCGCTGCAAGCGCAGTTAGCGGTACTGTAACAACTACTCCATTACAAGGAAATAATGGAGGTGGTTCAAGTGGTGGGTATGGTGGTGGTGGTGGAGGTGGATCTGGTCAAGTTGGTGCTGCCGGAGGATCAAATCTCGGAGGTAAGGGTGGTGATGGCATAGCCAACAGCATTACTACGTCTACCGTTTACTATGGCGGAGGTGGAGGCGGAGGCGGTAATGGCTCTACTGCAGGAGCGGGCGGGATTGGAGGTGGTGGAGCAGGCGTTGCGTTTGGCAGTCAAACACCTACCGCTGGAATAAATGGTCTTGGTGGGGGTGGTGGTGGTGGTGGTGGATCTAATGCGGCCGGGCCTGGCGCAGTAGGTGGATCGGGTATAGTTATTATATCTTATGGTACAACAATTCCACAAGTAACACTTGTGGGAAGTGGAACTGCAAATATCACCGCGACCCAGGATGCGTGTGGGAACTACATGAATAAAAGCGTTAGTTCTCTTCTATCAGTGGTTAATCCAGTTACGCCTACATTGGGAACATTTACAGTGCCGTCTCCAAAGGCATATGGCGATGCATCATTCAATATTTCACTTCGGCCAACAAGTGATAGCAGCGGCGCAATCACTTACAGCAGCAGCAACCCCAGTGTCGCCACAATTGACGCATCCGGAAACTGGATAAATATTGTTGGAGTGGGTGACGTCAGTTTCAACGCTTTGCAAGCTGCAGTTTCCGGGCAGTATACAAGCGCGACCAAGACAAGCAATACGCTAACGGTTTCAAAGGCGACGCCGGTCTACCAGCCCATTTCTCAAGTTTCAAAGACATTTGGGGTTGATGTATCCTTTTCGCTGTCTGCCATTATGGCCGGTGTAAGTACGAGCAACGGCTCATATACATTTTCAACAGATGTATCGGTTAATGCTCTCAAGTTTAATGGCACTAATAATTATATTGATTTCGGCGCAAATATTGTAGAGTTGGGAAAATCAAGTTTCACCATCGAATGTTGGATAAAAACGAGCGGAACAAGGATGGGACTGTTGAATTGTCAGAATAGCGACTCAACATGGGGGACTGGTGAAAAATCTCTGTATATTGATAATAGTGGTATTCCTGTGTTTGTAGGGTTTGGATGTAATTATATTTATCCAACAGTCGCTGTAAATGATAACGCATGGCATCATATTGCTGTAACTTGGTTATATACGGGTGGAACAAGTGGAACGCCTACATTTTATATAGATGGTATAAATCGAACAGGCACAACTCATCCACAATATCCTTCCTACACGGCCAATACATTTAATGTTGGAACGTTTGTATTTGGAAAACCGAATTATCAGGAGTCTGTTAATTTCTTTAATGGTTCGGTGTGTGAATTGCGTATATGGAATGTCGCGCGTAGTGCAAGTGAAATTTTTCAAAATTATCGCCGTACGTTGACTGGTAATGAAACGGGACTTGTTGCGTATAATCGGTTCAATCAAGGAATAGCTAATGGTTCAAATTCTGGATTAACGACCGCTACTAATAATATGTTATCAGGAGGGTATACTGGTTCATTATTTAATTTTTCATTAGTAGGATCAACTTCAAATTGGACAGATGGAATAGCATTATCCAATGTCACATCATATATAAGCATTAGCGGCGATGTTGCCACGATACTTGAGTACACCCCTTCCGCAATTACCGTTACTGCATCGCAGGCTGTAACCACGCAATATAATGTTGGAAGTACTACATTCAGTCTTCTTATTGCGCGCGGAACTCCATCGTATCAGGCAATATCCCAGGTTACAAAAACAGTTGGTGTCGACGCATCCTTTTCACTGTCTACAATCATGGCTGGAGTTAGTACTAGCAACGGCTCATATACATTTTCGTCACCTGAAACAACATCAACAACTATTTTGAGCACAAACAATATGAATAATGTGACCGGAGGGAGTTTTACCGGTGGACAGTATCAATCCAACTTAAAAGTTGCTGTTGGTGTAGATTTGGTGGGATGGACTGAAGATGGAACCAATCATATCGTTGATATAGCGAACACCGTGGGCCAGACAAATACTCCCAACTATGTGATGATGTTTTGGTATACACATACTATTACGCAAACTACTGCAGTATCCGATAGCAATATATTGAATACGATATACACGGTGAACTTCAAGGCAGGTCCAGCCGTTTACCAGAATGGAACACAAGCTACAGGGGGAACTGCGTCTGATGGTATTGTTTTTGAAATTCTTCGGGCTAATGATACCGTTTTAGCAACTAGTACGTACCTCCCCGGAGCCTGGGCTGGGTACCCCACGCTTACAGCAAGCTCGTTTACTTATACTGGCGACGGAACTGGAAATATACGCATGCGTATTAAACCCGCGGCAAGTGGCACTGGCCGATTTTATGGTTGCGTTGATGACGTTGTTATATCTTCCACCGTGGCCCGATATATAAGCATCAGTGGCGATGTTGCCACGATACTTGAGTACACCCCTTCCGCAATTACCGTTACTGCATCGCAGGCTGTAACCACGCAATATAATGTTGGAAGTACTACATTCAGTCTTCTTATTTCACGCAGAACGCCCAGCCTTTCATCCGCAACATTTACAGTCCCTTCCCCGAAGCTATATGGAGATGCATCTTTCTCAGTATTTACTAGACCGGTAAGCGATAACAGTGGCGCGATAACGTATACCAGTAGCAATACATCCGTAGCAACCATCGACGCTTCCGGTAATTTTATTACGATCGTCGGTCTAGGTGACGTGTCGTTCAATGCTACCCAGGCGGAGACGAGTCTATTTAATGCGGCAACCAGAACCAGTAACACGCTCACGGTTTCAAAAGCTACAATAAGTCTCGCGTTTGTAAATCCACCAACCACAAAAAATGTTACGGATGCGGCATTCACCGTTACAGCCACTGGCGCCAGGCCAGATGCAGTGACATATTCCAGTAGTAATACTGCGCTCGCAACAGTGAATTCAAGTACCGGGTTGGTTACATTAAAAAGCGCTGGAACGGTCATAATTACAGCATCTCAAGCGTCAACTGAATTTTATAACGTTTCCACTGCGACGTGTTCAATTGTGATCGCGTCAGCTGGAACGACGCTTCAAGGCCAAACCATTTCATCAAGCGCGTCATTTGCATCAGTCGATTTGTCTGGTGCGTCACTTGTTGGAACCACCGTTTCCGGTGTCTCATTTTCAAGCGCAAATTTAAGAAACGTTGATTTTTCAGGCGCGGTCATTACCGGAACCAATTTCTCAAACGCAAATATTAGCGGGGCAACGAATTTGCCAGCCTTTAGTACCGTGCAAAAACTACAGCTTTTAAAAAATATCAACAATGTGGGAATCGGTGCAGTTCAGTTCAATGCTCCAATTTCCGGAGCCGACATCAACTCGTTGCTAGCAACTCCAAATAATCAAGTTGCGGCGGCTACATTTACGGTAAAGGCTCCGACGGCGGTAGATGCAAGCGCAAACAAAATAGTATCTATATCTTCGGAAGATATTGCTGGAAACAAATCGATTTACATTCCGATCAACGAAAATGAACCCGTTAAACTGAATAATATTGTTTACTCATTCAACGGTACAAATTTACTGGATGCGAGTGGAAACGTTGTTACATTTTTAATGACTCAAAATACTCCATTTAAAATTTATGCAGGATCAATAGTTGCTCTAAACATCCAAGACACGTTAAATAGAATTACAATTTTAGGAGACGGTCTGTATAATATTTTACACGATATTTTACAACCAAAAGCGGTGTAACGTACCTCCTTTCCTTGGAATAAAATAGCTATATATAAACTTACTTTTTACGGTTGGCATAGCATGTGCCACCTATGGCAACTCCTATTATACCGAAGACAACTTCGAGTATAATCGGCATAGAACTTTTAAGTTTATATATTTTATTTTTAGCGCGCGTTTAATGTAACGGATATTATAAAACATATTAAAAACATTGTATCTTATTTGTTTTAAATACTGGCAGGCAAAATAATCAAAAAAAAGATGACCGAGGATCGCGCCGACGAATTCCCACATTATAGAAGACTGGTGTTTATATCCGTTGATGCGTGCGACTTTTGCGATAGCGTTGAAACGCCGGGTCCGTATATGTACTATATCTCAATTGAAACAAAAAATGGCTGGGTAACATGTTCAAACGAAAAATGTAAAAGTAAAGGAGAAGCTGCACTGGATCACTATATGCGAACAAAAGCGTACGGAAGGGCAAATGTTTTCAGGGGGAAGGTAATGAAAGTGAAACGAACATCGGGACACATAGAAGATAACTGGAAATTGTCGAGACAATTTGTCGAACCTGTCCTAGACGCCAGTGGAAATGAACGCGTGTGCGTTGTAAACGAAACTGAAGAAATTGAAAAATGGGTCAGCGTTGATCATATTTTACAATGGAATGAGGAGGACCCTACGCTTTCTTACCTGCGCAAACGCCCGGATTGTTAGAAATTCCGTCCCAGTTCACTCCGCAGTTTTTCGACCACTGGTGTTTTTGACAAAGTCCTCCCGCCCCAGAATAAATGTCTGTTGAAGTATCTATGCTGTTACACGTGCTGGCCGCGCCCGTATTAAATAACCCGTTAGCGTTCTTGCATGTTTTACCATCGGTATCCATAATCCAATTGTCGGGGCAGTTGGCAATCACCGGCGGCCATTCGCCAATCGTGTTTGCTTTAAGCATGCTATACACGACCGTTATCATAAACCCCGCAAGCATTAATCCGGCAAACAACAGCACAATTCGTTGAAAATTAAAACTCTCTAACATGGCGAATGAATAATAAGAATGAAAATAAGAATAAGTAACTAAACTATATAGTATAATAAATAAAATAAAAATATACAAATATACAAATACAAATATACGCACAACCCACTAAAATAAAAATAAAATGTCATTTGTTCAGGATGATGATATGAATAAACGAACCAATTCGGCATTTGATACGCGAGGTCTGTCGAGTAATGGTCGAGTGAATATTATAACTCCGTCTGCCGAACAACAGTTTGCGCTGTTTGATAAAATCCACGTGAACCAACCCGTCACATTTCGAAACGCGCTGGATGGAATTTGGGAAGAAACGCCAGTTTCGAAATTGTTCTTTAGCTCAAATAATATCCAAATCATCCAGAACGGTATTCGCGCCGGGGTTCATCGGATGTCCAACGGCGACTACGTGATTCCCGTGCAAGATGAAGACACGGTTAAAATTATTATGCGGTCGATTTATTTACAAAATGCTTCCAATTTGCCGTTTAACCTTACGGATCAAATTGTCGCGCTGAATGATTTAGTCTGTGAATATGCCGTTCCGCGAGTTTATAACGAAGCGCGAGGGTACCTGTCATACAAAAACGATATTAGTACAATGTACACGCCAATGGCCCGGCCGTACTATAGCGACTACAAGACAAACAGTTTACAACTGAAGCCATGGTATTAATTCAACAAATATTTTATGTTAGTATTTAAAATTTAAAATATTTGATAATTACAATTACAGTAATAATAGCAGTTTAAGTTTATAATATGTTTGAAAGGTTTAATAAAATGGTTGGTAAACCGGGTCCAGTAGAACCTCCAACTCCTCAAATTGTAGTTATAACCTTAGTACATTTGTTTGATGATGGAAACATTGATAGAAATCCAGATAACAACATTGAATTATTTTTTAGAACTGATGGAAAAGAGAAGAACCCTGATGGAACCGAAAAGAAGCTTAGCCACGACAGATCCGACTACCAGTTAGTGTTATTAACAAGAGAAAGTCCTACCGGCAAGATAACCGATGATATCAATCCGGATGGCACCCCCCATTATAAACGGGTTATTGTCAAAGATACTGGATATATTGAACAACTTTTGACGTATAACTATGTAATTACTCCCAATCGTAAAATATCTCGCCGATATATGTGTTACGGTCTTAGTAAAGTTAAAGATGTTAATGAGCTTCAGCACATGCCTACAGTGCAATTAAGAGGCGCCCACAACGAAATTGTATGCGTCGGAGTAGATATACCAACTGGTACCAAATTTACTTTGATAGATGAACATTATCAAATAGAAGAACCAGGAGCACCAGTACCGCCGCCGCCAGTACCGTCTTTATCTACGGATAAAATATTATCAGACAACAACCCAAAAGCATCAAACTCACCAAGATCTAACAGGCCAAAAACAACAGCACCAGCAGTGCCACAAATAACAACAATTGGACCGCCATTATCGGAACCACCACCAGGCACAAGCGATGAAAGGGTAGCAAAAGAAACAGCAGCAGCGGCAAAGGCAGAAGCAGCATCAACACCAAGAACAAATATATTTCCAACAAAATCATCATCATTATCATTATCATTGTCGCCAAGAAGAGAATTGCCACCACCGCCACCGCCAGTATCAAAATTAAACGCAGCGGGAGTAGCAGCAGTAGTAGCAGCAAGATCATCGCCAAGAAGAAAAGCACTGCCACCACCACCAAGTGCATCATCAGCAGCAGCGGCAGTAACAGAAGCAACAGCCGCAACAACAGCGGCAGCAACAGCAACAGACATACCAAAAACAACAGGATCACCAGCATCACCGGCAGTGCCAGATGCACCAATAGTAGAAGCAGCAACACAAGCGACAGCAGAAGCAACACAATCGACAGCAGAAGCAACACCAGCAACATCAACATCAACATCACCAGCAGCAGCAGCAGCAGCAGCAGCGCCAGAAGTACCGCCGTCGGCAGCATTAATTTCCGAACCATACACATTCATAACATTTGATCCAACAAATAAAGATCAAATCATCGCTGTTGATAAATCTAAACATTGCCTTCAAGTTATTAACCGGAAAGATGGTAAAATTGTTCGAACAATAGGCAGACAAGGTTCGGGTACTTTGCAATTTAATGAACCGGGTAAAATCGCCATTGACAGTATTTCAAAAAACATCATCGTGGCAGACCAAAAGAATTCTCGAGTACAAGTTATTGGGTATGATGCGGCAGGCAGTGTAACCCATATACGAAACATTGTAATGCCGGCTAATAAATTTCAAGGTAAATGGGCTCCATACAGTGTTGCCGCAGTTAAGATCGGGGATAAAGGCCATGTACTCGTATACAGTTTCGCAAGCGACAATATTCAACTTCTTAGCATCGACGACGGTAAATTCATTCGAACTATTAAACTGCCGAAAAAGACGGTCGACGATGGTCCAAGAACGCATGTGAATATTGCCTTGGATAAATACGGTAACATTATCGTAGTTGATGGACAAAATAATTGTATGCAGGTTATGGACAATGTATCTAATGTAAGTGGTGATGTACAAGCCGAAATACGTGGCCGAAAATATTTCAATGGCCCTCGCGGTGTAGACGTTGTTCATGATGCGGCCATTGACCATGAGACTATCGTCGTAGCTGACACGGGTAATAATCGAATTCAGGTATTTGATTTATCGTATGATGATGGTGGCGGTAGGTACACTTACCCCATCCCCAGTAAATTCGAATACAACGAACCTAAGTCTATTGAAACGACCGGTACAGACCAATTCAAAAGGCCGTATGGTATTTTGGTTGATGATGATACTTCAGAAATTATCGTAAGTGACGATAAGTCACCATCAACAGTAATATCATCATTGGTTCCAGGTAAACAACCTGTATTATCGCCCGCACCAGCCTCATCAGCAGCAGCAGCAGCAACACCAGCAGCAGCACCAACACCAGCACCAGCACCAGCACCAGAACCAACTCTCTCTAAGGAAGAATATGTTGAAGTACCATTTAAAAAGGATCCTTGGTCATTTTATCGATCGCTCATGCGAGGGTATCTCATATATTCAGATCCAGACTCAGATCCTTCAAAGGTTGGTCGGATTCTTCACGTTGGTCCAAGTAACGATATACGTAACATGTTCAATGTGTTTACATTTGATGACATAGTAATTACCGAATGCGATATGCTGTTTGGAATGCTGTCTAGAATTTCAACATGGGCAAAGGAAAAATTAAAGGCCAAAATTCCGTCAGTCGAAAATGTAGAATCGGGAGGTGATTATTATATGGAACAGTTGAAGGATTTCTTTCAGCAAAAAGATTCTCATGCTGGGACCGATAGTATTGATTTTCTAAACAAGTTAATAGCCATCGATTTGAAGTTAACAATTAGAGGCGGTGGAGGAAGAGCAATAAGAGCAATAACAAGAACTAGGAGGGATAATGATAAGGAAGTATCATCAAGTTCAAGGGCCACGAGAAAAAGATATATGCAGGGTGGTGGGATCATTGCAGGAATAAAAACACGGTATGATGTCTGGAAAAATAAGGATACTCCTGAGGACAAAATATGGAATGATAAAGTGCGAGAGTATATACGCAAAAGTTCAACTGCTCCACTAGGTGCGGTCGACCGATCAGGAACGTTCATGACCCAAATCAAAAAAATAAATGTCGTTCCAGCAGATGATGATGATGATGATGATAAGGATAAGGATAAGGGTAAGGATAAGAAGGACGGTGATGATGGTCTCGCGAAGGTCATGGCAAACATGACACTAGAAGACTATTTTAAAAAAGTTGCAGTTCCCGTTAAACGAATAAATACCAATGTTTCTACCTCTTACTCGGAAATCGTTCCGGAAGTTTGGGGACATCCACTTCTTATGCTTATCCCGTTTGCAAAAGCGATGCAGTGCGACATTGCATTATACGGAAAAGAAAAAGATGGAGATGGTAGTTTTAACTTGCGGGCACATATCAAACACAAGGCCGACGGCGAAATGACGACCGTATTCAAAATGAACCCCAACGAGTTTACGATACGTATTCTAGACAATAACACGGACACTGAAGCATACCACGAAAATGTTCTTGAATATATGAGTAATTTTGCTCTCATTGTGCCTAAGACCCAGTATACCAACTCCGGCAATGGATTAATCGAAAAGGAAAGCGATATAAATAAAGAAGAAACTGCTAAGAAAAAATCGGTAGAAAAGGATCGAGATACAGAAAAACGTACATCCGACACGGCCGAGCTGAAAGAGATTAACGCCCAACTCGAAACCATCAAGAATGATCTTTTTAATTTGATGAAGACGCATCCAGCATACGAAACACTCGATGAAAAACTCAAAGGTGATGTTAGTCGTATACTTGCCGGTTACAAAGTGGAGGCTAAGGCTAAACCTAGAACGAGTGGGATAGTCCGCGTAAGCGCGGGCATAGGCACAAGCATAGGCACAAGCACAGGCGTAGAAGATGAATCATCCGCCAAACCAAAAGAGGACAGTAAAAAGGGTAAGTGGTGGATTTCTTCATCCAACATTGTACAGTCTGCAAAAGATTTAAACCAAAAAATAAAAAACAAGATTCATGAGAACATAAGCAAACCTCGTCTCATTCTAAAACTGAAGGACTTAATTGGCAAAGAGGCGACTCTTTCTGCCAAGAAGGATCAACTTACAACTGAAACAAGTGCGGCAACTGCTGACATATAATCTATTTCATTCATTCATTCATTATCAACCTTAACGTAAAATCAATTCTCGCATGTCTGAGAAAGAAGTAGATCCCGACAACGTTTATCATAATGAGTAGTATCCGGTAGTCCAAGGAAAAGATTGCATTCATTATCGCGTAGAAGTTGAATGTTGAATGCAACCAGTTATATGTCATGAATAGTATCCATACATATAATGGTGAAATGTTCATGTACTCGAGATGGACTGGCATGGTGGTTGATAAAAGTAATATGTAATATATACAAGCAATGAGTCAATTTTTTTATATTCGATTATCGTCACAAATAAACTCGTATGTGCCACTTACTTCACATTTGTACCGCCCGACACGCCGATAAACACCTGAAATTAGGTCAGATATGTATACATCTCGAGGCCAATAGTCCGATGGAGCAGTTGCCGAGCTGTATATTGCTCTAACTAGTCCGTCACTGAATTTTACCCACTCATGATTGAACTCATGTTCCTCAGGGCCCTCATGAGGATTATTGATCAAAATTTTCTTTCCCATAATAAAAAATAAATAAATAAATAAATAAAAATAATCAGTTATTGTACTTATTTATTCGGCGCGTTTTTAAATTGTTTTCGTGATGATCCGCACGGAGGGGGTTTAAAGCACTGCGTAGTGGGTGCTTGTCACCCCCCCTAGAACTTGGCTGGAACGCGTAATATGTAATTGCGCGCAAGCTCGTCGTGAATCTGGCCCAGCGAAATCGTAAAGTTAAAATTGGTGTCTCTGAAATCAACAAGGCGACCGTCATGGTACCGCATCGTCACCTTGATTCGACGCAACTTATCTATCACTGGATTGAACTGCGCCATATTATACAAGTACATGTAACTATTCGATGCCGAAAACCCGGTACCTTCCGCATTCAGTGTGAGCGGAATTTTGGCAAAATATGAATTCACGGTTCCATTATAGTCGGAACGCAAACTATTGGTGGCACTTCGGTACGGCGCAATTTCATCGCACGTGTTCATTTTCTCAAGTTCCATATAAATCGCAGTGTTTCCATAAATGTCCAGAATATTGGGAGCCTTCACATAAAAAAGTTTACCGCCTTTTTGCGTTAATGCCGAAATCCATAAGGTCGGTCTCGACGTTCCAAAATGAAGTTCTTGTTCGGCCACTTCAGTTGCAGCATAGTCGGCTTTACTAAACCCCAAATAGAATGGAAGTCCCCAATTCATGGCATAAGTCCATACAAGCGGCTGGTCGCATCGCGCATTCCGTGAGGACGGGTCAATTGGGCTGGAGTCTACATAATCTTGCTGTTTGGAAAACATAAGTTCAAATCTGTCATGCACGTTCCCAAACCACAGTTGTTGCGTTACGCTATCATATTTCACTCGAAAATACGAATACACTTCGTCCTTACGAACGGATCTAAAAATACTTGGAACCGGAGGAGGCGGGTTCACCTCATTCGGGTCGACATATTCATCGCGAGTAATAAGATAATTTGCAACGGCTCGGTTCATTTGAAATTCGAGTTCATTTGCAAGCTGTTCAGGTCGGTAAAATCCTTCTGATATTTCTCCATAATATATATTTGATCGCCCAGACGATGGCGGCGGCCCGTTATTCATATAATAGTATGCCAAATCTTCAATTTCCGACGGGTTTGGAGTTGTCTCGGGAAAAATTTTGAAGGAGAATTTCGTATTCTGGTAATCTCTGCTAAATGTAAACGTTGTTGTCGTAATATTGCATTCCACTAGTTGAATCGTGGATACGCTTGTATATGTTGTTGGAAGTTGCACTTCAAAAATGTTTGGATTGGGCCACTGCCTTATATCCCTATCTTCAGAATGAACCGTTATTAACTTTCGGTCCAGAACAAACGTTTGTTCTCTCGGAATAAGTTGGTGCTCATTATTCAGATTAAAATTCAACTGACTTGTTAAAATCTTTTTTGCATTCGTATTCGATTTCAGTTCCATGTTCTTTCCTCGTACTCGTACTCTATTAACTTATTAATTACTTATACTTTATATATTATATTTTACTGTTATATTATTGTTATATTATTTTCATTCCATACGAATTTCGGCAAATTCCGAACCTGCTGCTGCTGCTCCTTCTGATGCTCCTGCTGGTATAAGTGGAATGTAAACACGCGTATCCACGACTTGAATGCAGCCCGTGTATGGTTTTGGGGTGGCGTCGGGCACGTACATTTGACGGTATGCGTCGGATACAGTGAATGAAACGATGTCGTGTGCCAAATGTTTTCCAAAATCATCCGATACGTTTTTTTGCGGGTTTTTGAATGCATCCATATGGTCCGTGTACGTATCCCGCGTGACAATGCTGCATCCGCATGTCGGCACCCGCATCAAGTAAGCCAGCAAGATAAACAAGTCGTCATTTAGACCGTATGGAGTTGCAATGAAATGTACTTTCCTCGTTTCGAAGATGTTCCTCACTGCAACTACGTGGTCGGATCTCGATCTCGAGACATCGATATGGGACATGTGAATGATAACAATGGGTGAATGACCCCGCGATTGCAACATTGTAATCATTCGATTCAAATCTTCCGGGTTGGGCTGGCCGTTTCGCGCGTGTAGCACATTTCCTCCGTCAATGATGACATCGTAAGAACAAGACGTCGCGAGTGCGCGTATTTGGTCAATAACTGCAAGATGACTCTTCGTCTTGTTTTTCGGGGATGACTCAAGTGCGCTGGTTATTTTTTGAATGTAGTGGTCGCAGTCTGGCAGCGCATACCGTCGTAGAATCGACGACAACTTGTCAACCTCGGAACAGGATCGGATTCCGTCAAGGTCCGTGTCCAAGTGCAAGAATTTCCCGTCCAAGTATCGAAACAGGTACGTCATCCCGTGATCGATAAATAACTTTATATCCTTGGGTTCCAGCAATGCAGTGTCGATATGCGCCTCAAATAACTGACTATTGTACGCCGGATCCCCCTTGTAAATCATGAGTTCAATGTAGTCGCGCTTCATGGAAAGCCGGTCAATCAGGATCGAAATCAGTTCTTCGTCGCGCTGTTGGATTGCGAGTCGTAGCGTCATGGTAATGACCCCTCGCTCTGTCGTAGTCCTCACCATTACGAGGTTCTCATCGACCAGTTTACGCATTTCTTCGAAACGATTGGCCCTGAATGCATCGCTCATATGTTTTTGAAACAGGCCAATACGCGCCCTTTCTTTTTTTTCTTCGGTCGCTTTTGCCATATTGGTTGATCTGAAAGACACATGTCATGCAATAGGATAAAATCTTTTCAATTTTTTTAACCCTTTTTAAGGTTTTTGAAACAAATAAATATTTTATGCATATTATGTATAAACTTGTAAAATATTTATTATAAAAGTTTAATCTAAACAAATCAAATGGTAGAAGCATTTAACGGATTTATTGCCAACTTAAGTAATCCAAATTCAGATGACAGTAGCTTTGCAGCAGCCCAGTTGAATATTATTCCCACCGACGTGCCGACACTAATTGACTATCGAACTCGTTATCAAGGACCTCCACTTATAAATAGCATGAACCAATCTGACCTTTTATTTACTGAACGCACATTTGCTAATTTATTTGCTCAACAGGTTTCATCCCAGTTGAACCCAGATTTATGGGTTAATTTTGTTAAAATACTTCGGGATAAAATAAATCAAGTGCACCAACAACAACAACAACAACAACAATTTCAACCACAGCAACAACAATACCAACAACAACAATTTCAACCACAATACCAACAACAAATGCAACAACAACAACAACAACAACAACAACAACAACAACAACCACAATACCAACAACAAATGCAACAACAACAACAACAACAACAACAACAACAACAACAACAACAACAACAACAGCGAGAACTAACATTTGATTGGAATGGTGAGGCCGAGCCTGTATTATTCCAAAAAAAAAACTCACCCATTCAGCAGGTTGAAAGACGCGGCGGCAAACGAACGCGTTCAAGAAACCGCGGTCGCAAATCTCGCAAATCTAGTCGTCGTCGTCATCGTCGTCGCAAGTCCATTCGTCGGCTCCACAAAAAACGAAAGTGATGCACAACAGGAGTTTAGTTTAGGTTAGGGTATCCATTATTTATTACATTTAATATATAAATTTAATAAAGTTAATAAAAATTTTATTAGCGTCGAAATCCTCCACGGCCGCCTTCTGTGGAACTCTTCACGTTTGCAAATCGTTTGCTACGGTTGTTGTTGTTGTTGCCGTTGTTCTGTGAAGGTGCAGCTGCAGAATCGGGTGCATCTCCTCCGTAACGCGAAGATTCGAGATTATCCCCGGAACCCGAGGTCTTGTATTGAGACCTGGCGTCGTGGCGCGTTTCGCAGATGAGCTGACCCCCATACATGCCCTTTACCTTAGCACATTGGTATTCGTGGTTCGCATTCGTTGTCTTTACCACATCAAACGCAACATACTCGCCTTGCACCAAGTAACGATACTGGTCACTCGATACATTTATTTCACTGTGATGAGCAAAGACGTCAGTTCCTACTGGAACGGCCGCTGCTTCGTCGGTTTTAAGAACTGTAATGAACCCGTATCCGGATTTGTTGTTGAACCATTTTACGCGTCCGCTGTACCCAGGGACTGCATTTGCATGTTGTTCGGAAGATGAAGTTGCCATGTTATCTACTTTCTACTTTATAAAAATAGTACATTTAACCTTTAAACCATTTTGATTTTAAAATAATATAAAAAAATCACTAGGACTAATGTAAATTAAAGTAAAGTAAATCGTAAAATCAAATCAATTCTATGGACGTGATTCAACAAGTAAATAGTAACGCTAATAAAGCACTGCTGTGGTCGCTACTGACCGAAGAGCGCGTTTTTGCAGGGCTGAGCGACAGTTCACTTCAACCGGTAATGACGCTCTTTGAAACGGCAATACACACTACAATAAACTCGTATGCACAAGATAACTCGTTTGAAAAACAAAATTCATCGCCTCAAATGGTCCTCTCTACGCTGAACAAGGAAGTTATCAAACGCGTCATGACTGAAATGGCTCAGTATAAGCCGCCTTCAACAACCCCCATATACAAATCAACCGATATTCAAGAGGCCAGAATTAGGGACATCACTTCAAAGGTGAAAGTATTAGAAGATGATATGAACTCGTTACTAGTACTTAAAAAACCGGCAGAAATAGACTTTTCAGACAAAAAAATAAATGACGATGTGCCTATCGGAGAAAATATGGACGAGTTAATAAAACAAGCCCTTGCATCTAGAGAACGTGAACTCGAACTTATCCAGTTTGACATTCCAAATCCAAATCCAAATCCAGCAACAACAACAACAACTACGACAGCAACTTCAAGTCCATCTTCCAACAGAAAAACGGTTTCGTTTGATAACACTGATGCAGACATGGAGATCGGTACGATTTTTAACAAACTCAAACGACCGACAATTACAACTACGCCTGCAACTGCAACAGATACACTAAACGCAGTAAACGCAGTAAACATAAATGTAACCGATGATAAATTGGATGGTATTATAAAATCAATTCATTCATTATACGAAATAGTAAATGGTATTGCAAAAGATGTTCAGTATATTAAAGAAAAATATACGGCATGATTTATTTTAGCAAGATAGTACAATAATAATAATAATAATTAATAGTGTTATAATTTAATAATAATAATATGGCGACGACGACGACGGAAACTAAAGTTACGGCAAAGTCCGAATTTGATGGAAGTATTAAAATTTTTTCCATACTTATTGGTGTTTCACTAATTGTAAAGGCGATTGCTCAACTAGCACAAGGTAAAAAACCGGACCTGGATCCATCAGTACCCACGACTGAGAATCCAACCGGTACAAATACAAGTAAAATAAATGGTCAAGCTGATACAATTATTGCTACACATGGGTGGTGTCTATTTTGGACAATTTGTTTATGGGTGACGGTTATATCCATTTTAACCCGGCGGTTTGTATCAGAGAAGGTAAAAAACCCCAGTGAAGTCAACTTGTTCTTCTTCTCAGCCCCATTTGTTCTCGCTATTGCGCTCATAACATGGACAATTATACAGACGTACACATTCCGGAAAAAAATAAATACGAATCAAGTTCCAACTTCATTCGTAGGATTTTCGGTGGGATCAACTGTTATTTTAGGTCTTACGATTGGTCTTTTATTTCATATTTCAAAAACTCTTTTGCTTTGCGACTCTAAAGATATGTCTTTAATGATTCTCACGGCATGGATTGCGATAATGTGTTCAATACTTACCGCCGGTATGATAACGTGGACTGAAGTATTGTTAACAAGTTTCACTACCGACGGGTGAACTGTGTAATCCATTTATATTCTAATCCGATCCCAGTTGCATTTTCCCACACACCGGTAACGTATAACGCGACAGTATCGACAGTATCAATAGTATCGACACCATCATTCGACTCTAGCTTCATGAGATTCATTTTCTTATTTTCATTTCCTCCAGAAAATGTGTCTGCATACATTTTTAGTATCACTTGTTCCAACTCCAACATCGCCGAAGAACTATTCTTGCTTAAAAAAAAAGTTAGTCCGTTCATGATGATTGTGTCATTGATATAGATAATCTGACTTGACGCATGCTCGGTGCCCGATTCATTGTCTCGCCGACACACGCGATCCTTAAAAAATATACCATCTTTATCGTAGATGAAGTTTTGTGTACATGGCAACGGCACTATTAATGTCTGATCCATTAAATGAAATATTATTATATTATTATGATGTTCTTATTGCAACCAATATCAGTTTTATGTATTTAACGTTTAAATCTAAATAAAATGAATCTCATGTATATCTTATATCTTGTAATATACCTGAAATACCTGAAATACCTAACAAAAACATGAAATTTTTAGAAACACATTTTGACGACTATATTCAGTCCTGTAAAAAATACAACTTGCATCCAAAATTATTACCATTTTATGAAAAATACCCCTCAACTCATCTACCCAATACCATATTTTACGGACCGCCCGGTATTGGAAAATACACTCAGGCCCTTTTTTTAATAAAGCGGTACAGTCCAAGTGAACTGAAATACGAAAAACGAATGCTTATTTCATATGAGAATAATCCTATTTATATAAAGGTTAGTGACATTCATTTTGAAGTTAATATGGCAATGTTGGGGTGCAATTCTAAAATTCTATGGAATGAAATATATACTCAAATCGTGGACGTTGTCTCGACCCGTCCGCATACGTCTGGAATTATAATGTGTAAAAATTTTCATACCATTCACAGCGAACTGTTGGATGTTTTTTATAGCTATTTCCGGTGCAGCAATCCGAAAATCCATATATCATTCGTAATTGTGACCGATCATCTCAGTTTTATAACCACAAATGTTATTAACGCGTGCGAAACAATCCACGTGAAGCGCCCTACCGCGCTTCAGTATAGAAAATGTACCACGACATCAAATCCTGATGGACTGGCGCTTATTGCCAAACTGTCGGACGCAGATGTAGCAAAAATATCCAACATAAAGGGTCTTAAACTCAACCGCATTCGCAATACTGAAAGCGAAAGCGAATATGCGGACACGGAAACAAATAGTGCTTTTCAGTTGCCACACACCACAACGTGTACGCGAATATTCAAGTATATTATTCAACCCGATACGATTCAGTTACTAGAATTTCGAGACGCGCTATACGATATACTCATTTGTGACTTGGACATTTATGGATGCATCTGGCTCATTGTGAAAAACTTAATTCACCATCTTACAAATAATGGTGTTTCAATCCCTAATAAAACCATGACGGATATTATGACCAATACGTATACGTTCTTGCACATGTTCAACAATAATTATAGACCCATATATCACTTAGAGCGTTTCATATTTATGTTAATTAATCACACACAAAGTATAACCAAATTGTGACGATATTCCATGCACAAAGTTGAAGCACTTTCCATACTAGAAATACCGACCGATGGATCCAATACATATGATTCGGCATACATAACAAAAGCGTACCGAATCGCGTCGCTTAAATACCACCCCGACAAAAACGAAAACTCGCCCGAGTCTACTGCGAAATTTCAACAAATAAATGAAGCGTATCAGTATTTGATGTCTAAAACACCATCAACGACCACTGAATTACCGTCATCGTCATCCTATCATGACATTTTTGTTTTTTTTATTCGTGCCATGTTTAATCGAAACGGAATACATCCGGTAAACGTGAACAGCGACGATATCGAGGCGGCACTTATGCATATCATTTCTTCAAATTACGACAAGTTATTACATACGCTAGACAAATCAACTGCAGTTGCAGTGTATGAATTCATGAGAGAGTATGCAGATATTCTGCATCTGCCAAGCGACGCGCTTGAAAAAATGTTCAAAATTGTTTCGGATAAAATGAAATCGGATAATGTCATCATTTTAAACCCAACGCTCACGGACCTGTTCCAGAAAAAAGTATACGAACTAGAATACGAATCAAAGCATTTTACAGTTCCTTTATGGCACAATGAAATATACTACAAGCTCGATAACGACGCGGATCTGGTGGTACGGTGCAACATCAGTGACGTGCCGGAGTACATGTACATTGATGAAAACAACCACATCACAATCAATATTCGCACATCCATACAAAAGTTACTAGACACGGGTTCGGTTACGGTATGCATCCCGCTAAGTCCCGACCCGCTGAACATTACAATACCGTGCCATGAACTCATAGTTGTAAAAAATGTTCAGGTATATCAATGTCCGGATCCGATTGGTATTCCCAGGATAAATACTCGAAAACCGTTAGATGACACCATAATGGCTGGTATAAATGTCTGCGTCGAGTTATACTAGTTACTCGGATATCTAGATAAACCAATGATCCAAATATGAAAATCCAAAAATGCAAAAAATCCATTTTTCAGAAAAGTATTTACGAAAGTTGAAAATGGACATTTATTTTCGAAAAAAAATGTCCAAAATCAGAAAGCTCAAAAAAGTTTTGGTAAAAAAAAGTTTTTTTTTATCGTAACAAACTAAAAACCTTTTTTTCGGAAATGAGAGCGTTTTCTAGGAAAATCACTTTTTTGGCATTTTTCCCAAAAACCGAAAAAAACGGACAAAAAAAAAGGGCACGGGGTAAAAAAACCCCAAAATGGGTTTTTTTTTTGTAATTCGAAAAAACCGGAAAAATCAACACTCGCAGTGTTACCATTATTGCAAACAAAGTACCCGGCCATTTGGCGAAAATCCTTACTGACACAAAAAAAGACAAAAAAATAAATTTTTTTCAACCGCTCAAATTAAACCAAACGAATCCTCGTAACAATTTGACGGGCTGGACACTACAAAAGTCCCTTGGAACAAAAAAAGCGCTCCAAGGGAAAAACAGATACGCAAAAACGAGTTTTTAGCACGATCCGTCGTAAGAGCACTCAAAAATACCTCCAGACGGAACAAATTTTGGTCAGTAAGGAACCTAGAAAAAAAACCCCAAAACCTGTCCTTGGACTGCCTAGAGTAAATTATAAATGCATAAAATAGTTTTTTTTAAAAAAATAATTATGGTAAGGTATTTTTTTAAAAAAACCCCAAATCCTGTCCTTGGACGTCCTAGGGAACCCAGACAAATGTCCAAAAATGTCCAAAAATGTCCAAAAATGTCCAAAAATGTCCAAAAATGTCCAAAAATGTCCAAAAATGTCCAGTTCAACGTTAATGATCAGTTGGATGCCTGGTACTCCTTGTCAAGTGTGGTTTCTTTGGAAATACTTTTTATTATCCGTCTTGCATCTTTTTCCCGCGGATCTGTAAGCACCTTCAAAAGGATGGTATTATAATCCGTTTGTAACTTATCATCATGAAGTATATTTGGTTGAGCGTGACTCCAATCGTCAACTGAAATAATTTGTTTATACGTTAGTTGGTCAATTGCATTTTTAATCTTCATATGTTGCTCGTCTCTTTCCCAAACTTCTTTATCCTTCACGTACATGGTGTCTCGTTTCAGATCAGTACAATGAATTGGGCGCTTGTAAATATCCAGCGTACTCAATCCCTGAACGAGAATCCGGCCAATACTCTCTCCGATGCCTCGTTCTCTCGTTACCATTAAGTCGTCTATCGTAACTTTGAGAGAATCAATAAAATCGCTCATATTCCACGCATCCTTGCACTTTTCGTTTAAAAAGATGTTTAAGTTGAACGTGTTTTGTGTATTGTGCGTATGATGAATCGTGGTATTGTTTGTCGTGGTTGTTGTAACCATCTGGTGACTTGGCGTATTAAGTTTCGGAATAAGGTCCGATATTTGTTGTTGAAACGCTTGCGTATGTTCCATGATAATTTTATTTTGAGCAAGAATCACGTTGCGCAGTTCCTGGTTATCGTTGACAATATTCATGACAAGTTCGGGGGTTATTATATTACATTTCTTTTTATGGTACTTGAGACCATGCGCGTTCTTGTACCGCCTTCCGCACAAACACAAAAACGAGTCGCAAGGTTTTAAATAGGTAAACGTCGGCGGTTTGTTAATATCGTCGTCATCATCGTCGTCATCAACATCATCATTATTATTATTATTATTATTATTATTATTATTATTATTATTATTATTATTATTATTATTAGTGGGTTCATTGGAGCATTCGTACCGTGGTAATCGCGGTCTTATGTCTAGAGGCTCTGTGCGCTTAGAGTGTTTACTTGTCTGAGAATGTTTTTCGAAATCCTTTTTATTATTGGTATGAAACCCGCAAGGTATGCAGTTATAAAGTTTATATGAAAATGAAAATGGCAAACATGGATTATTATATAAAGGGTCCTTTTTTGTATTGGACCTCATCTGTAATAATTAGTTTATCGAACCTTAAATTACACAAACACATAAACTATGTTTATATAATTTTATTTTCATACTCTTTGCACTTATAATCCAAAGTTAGCCAAAGCCTCTACACTTGTTCGAAAGTTGTACATTACATTGATATCACTCATCATTTTTGTAATTTCGCTCATTTCCGCTTTGGTACTAAGTTTATGTGACAAAATTTTAGTCTGGTCAAGCATTTTTGCAGTCGTCCATAGCGACACATTGGCAATAATTTCACTATAATGTTTACCGTGTTCTTTTCTGTTTAAATTATCGACCGCAGTTTTTGTTATATCGGCCTGATTTTTTGCTATAGTGACAATGTCGACGATATCATCGCCGCCACTATCCTTCTTTTTTTTAGCTTCGACCATTCCTTCAAGGACTGAGAATGAATGTTTTGTCATATTAAATCCGATAAGAGATATGATAAGAATGCCCGCAATTATAATTAAATTCGTAAGCATTTTAATTTAATTTATGATTTCCTTATATTTATTCTTGTATGTATGTATACTATGCAATTAGAAATTTAAATAAATTATCAACGCATAATTTGCTTATTTTTCGGTTTCCTGATGGCCCGCTCGTATAAATGTGATTCAAACATGTGCGGTCTTTTTGCATTGCTTCAATTAATTTTGTAATGGTCTTATATTCTGACATGATTGCAGATGCAGTTTTAGAACTCACGAATGGAATTGCACTTATCATGATCTCTCCAATATTTTCAGGAACGATTTGAGATGAACGTTCCTTGTGTTTGAATGTGCTGCTATATGTAGCACCTGATTTGGGTTGTTGTTCTTCTTCTTCTTCTTCTGTTTGGGTCGGTTCCTGATCCTGATCCCAGTCTTCACGTTTCGTCGTCGTCGTCGTTTTCGTCTTATTACGATAAAATGGTTTACGTTCACCTGCAGGGACAGCGTCATATTTGTCGGCAAAATACAGAATAAGGTCGGCAGTTTCGCGTACATTTGAAGTTCTAAAAACCGAAAACCCCTTCAAGTATAACATGCTGAACATTGCACTGTAAAGCGCCTTTTTTGAGATGGGATTTGATCCCGGTGTTTTATCGGCATATTTCGCCATATCGCCTTCAATGATATAAATAATATTATGATTTGCGAGTTCGCAGTACTGGTTCATGCGAAAAGATTGTTCCTTGTACCGACCGTCTCGAATACTTGCTGCCAAATCGGTGAGTGTTTTTCTCTCGAAAAGAATGATATCATCGTCATCATGATCCGATCGAAGGGTAGTATCGCCGATAACGAGACGACTCTTTTCAAGTGTATGCGCCTCATGTTTGCAAACAACCGGAACCTTTTCTAGAACAGGCTCACTTGCTTCAAACCCGTCGTCAAGTTGTATCCCGCACGTTCTTGCTTGTGCGCTAGTTGTATAATCTCTCAATGATTTGGGTGGGGTATATTTTAGTTCATCGAATAATGATTTCTCTCGACTATCCACAATGATTCTCATATCGTTTCAATGTCTTTACACATGTAAGATGCCGATTATATTTATATTATATTATTATTCATATTTACCATATTATAATAATATTTATATACACTATAAAATAAGATAAAATAAGAACAACAACAACTAAAATTAAAAAAAAACATGGTAGGAAAAAAAGATCCGCAATTTTGACGCAACGAAATACAGGTATAATATATAACGTCGTCCATTAATTAGTTATGAAAACAACGTATGTTCATTGAAATATAAAACTGTTTAAGTTTGATGTATTTTATTATATTGGTTCTATAATGATATAGCCTATTAATAATTAGTAATACAATTAATAGTGTCACTATATCTATTATGCTAGGACAGTTCATTGCATATAATACATCATCAACTTGGTATAAATATCTATTATCAAATTCATAATAATAACATTTTTCCTTGTTATATTTGGTTAATATATGGTTTGAAATTATTTTACCACTCTCTGTTGCTGCCTCCATAGAATATTTATTTAATGAAGTTTTTGTATGCGCTCCACCAATATACATGTTATTATATTCTGTTCGTTGATCCATTAATGAACCTTCATTGAAAATATTATTAATCCATTTTTTATTAGTTATATTTTCAAGTTTCCCATCAATATATTTATATTCTGAGAACAATTCAATGTAGCATATATCATCGCGTGTAATCTTGTAATTATTACATTCGTAAAGGTAATCACTGAAACTTTTTGAAATAAATATTTCATCTAATATTTCTTCGATCATTTCTTCTCTAGTTAATTCTTCGCCTATTTTTTTATACTTTGGAATTATAGTTAATGTATCAACAGCGGTCCCGCTCCATAAACTTTTGATAATTCCCTCATTATCTATACGGACATCAGAGTCCCATGTCATTTCTACTGGGTATATTGTAATATTTAAATCTGAATCCAGAAATGTAAATCCGGCATTTTCTTTATGGTAGTTGATGGGTTTATTAAACCCAATTCTAAAACTCACTTGATTATTAACACTTTTATTTATTACTTTATAATTTTGACTTGCTAATGAAAACAATTTACTAGAAACCAATATATCCTGAAGATTGAACGGATTTATAGATATGATATATTCATCACCACGTATATTCTGAAGTTCGCCATTTATATTTATTGTTAATGATTTTATTTTATCATTTTCATTGTTTATTGTTACTAACGAAGAATTGAAATGTATTTTAAAGGTTTTATAACTCGATAAGTGTATCAACCATGGATCAAAAATTGCTTCATTTGTTGGTCTGGTTGTATTGCGCCAAGTTTTACTTGAATCCATATTTGAATGTATTAGCACTTTTGTAATGGTATCAATTATTGTACCGATACTAACCGTGTTTCTATTAAAACCAAGACACGGTCCAGCCAAATGGTTTGCAACCGCATCATATGTGTCTTCGTTATAATTTTCAAGTAGGTATTCCTTAAGTAAAGTACTGGTATATTCTTCTCTACGTTTATTCGAAAATACATACCTTAACATATCATACATAGCCTTTGCATTTTCAGTAAAACTTAGATTACCTGATAATACAAAGGTGTCGTCATTTTTAAATGTAATAAAATTAATACCGTTATGTGTCAAGTTGTTTATTGCACAGGGGTTATCCGTATTTTTTAATAATGGATGGAACGGTTTATGTGTGTTATATATAGGGATTTGCTTCAAGATATCAAAAAAATTATTGTAGAATGGACCATAACCACGCCAAGAATATTCTTCAATAACACCATGTTTATTTCTAATAGCCTTTGCCAGTCCACCTAGTTCCGAGGTGCTTTCAAATAAATGAACTTCAAAACCCTTTTTCAATAATTCGTGTGCGCTAGTTAATCCTGCTATACCGCCACCAACGATAACAACTTTTTTACTCATATATTAATATATATTAATATAATATAACTATATTATATATTTACTTACACGATTTCTAAATTTATTACATGAATTATTTCAGGTACTGTTATTTATATGAAAATATTGTAAATAAATCAAATTTGCTTTTCCATCCAGTGAAGTAACAACTCGATGTCGCATTCGGTGTACGTATACGGAAACCCCTGTAACGAAATGAATTTAGGTTTTTTCATGGATGGAGTTTTATAAAATATGTACGCGCCATACTTTCCGTCGCGTATGGATGCATACGAATTCAAAGTTCGTATACATCCGTTTCCAATATTCATATTCTTCGTATTATCTCGTTCTTGTCGTTCTTGTTCTGGTCGCTGTTCGTTTGTTTTTTCTACTTGGTTCAACGCATTAAGATGAGTTATGCATTCAGTACACGCCTTTACCCAACCCGCATTACCGATCGCAACTGCGTCAAGGGTTTCTTCCATATCTCGTGTATAGGTGTACGCGAGAAGGGATTCACAATTCGGGAACAGCGTCTCTATAACACGTTGCCCGGATGGAGTTATTTGAATAGTATTTGAATTCGTATTTGAACGCGACTTTGGGGATGCGGTCGATGCGGATACTACGGTACTTATAGCACCATCTCCGTAATTGGTTACAAAATATCTAGGATGTTCCTTTATGGCCTGATTCTGATTAGATTCCGTTTCCGAACATGCATTATGTTGTACGTGTTGTATATATTCTCTCTTTTTTAATGTATGAACAATTGATGCAAAGGTTGACGGCCGACCGATTCCCTTTTTTTCTAGTTTATGTATAAGCCTTGCATACGTGTATGGCGCAACTGTGTTTGTTATACACGGACAACACTCAATTGTATTGTAAGGTAGCACGGATCCGGAAACAATAGCTTGCAAGTATCCGAAATAGTCTATGCCAGAAACTGGATCTTCATCTGTCTCTTCTCCATGTTGTTGTTTTTCTTGTTGCAATAATTTCGTACCGTACCGGGCAATACATGCACGCCATCCGGCAAATTTTTGGCGATATTCGTTACGAGTGTATGTATATTCAGAAACGTTTACATTCGCAGTTATTTTATCGTATATTGAACTCATCATGCAACTGCATACAGCACGCGTCCAAATAAATGCGTATAATGCTTGTTCATTTTTCCCAAACAGGTCGTCGTTTGTAGGAAGAGCTGTAACCAATACGTTTACGGGTCGTATTGCTTCGTGAGCAAAATCGGAAGAACTATTACTCTTGCTATTGCTCTTGTTGTTGCCGATGTCCGTATCCGTATAAGATCCTCCCCAATTCTCGCAGATGAATGAATGTGCAGAACGTTTGAACTCGTCGCTCACCTGGGTTGATTCGGTCCGGTGGTATGTGATGTACCCTGATTCATAAAGCCGTTGTGCAATGTTCATTGTTTCGGATGGAGAGAGTTTCAAATGCGAACTGCCCATTTGTTGGAGCGTGGTTGACTTCAGTGCAGGAGGCGGTTTGTAACTCACTGTAGTGGGTTCAGACCGGGTGAATATATGTTGTGAAGCTACGATGCGCCGCGTTTCTACATTCGTATAAAAAGATAAGAATCTCTCAATATCATGGGGATGGAGTTGGATAGTTAGTGAAAATGGTATATCGTATTTTGTAAAATACGCAATGCATTTGTATTTGATAGTTGGATTCGCAAGGGATTGAGCCATTTCAGCGTGAGCGTCGTACATGATACGAAGTGCCGGAGTCTGGCACCTACCGGCAGATTGTACAACCTTTACCTTTGTACTTGTAGAACTACTAGGAGAAGGAGGAGACGATTTCATCCATTTCCAAAGTAAGGGGGTTACACCGTACCCGATGATAAAATCAATTACTTGCCGGGCTTGTTGTGCGTGGACGACATTCATATCAATTCGACCCGGATTTTTAAGCGCGGTATGAATTGCAGAGTGCGTGATTTCTTTAAATACGATACGCGGGGTAGTTTCTACTGGTAAATTGAAGAGTTGACATACGTGCCACGCGATAGATTCACCCTCACGATCTGCATCGGTTGCTAAAATGACGGTACCGTTACAATTTGATAGTGCGGTTTGGATATTGCGAATGTGTGGGATTTTTTTTGAAGATTTGGTATAGGGCGGATACCACGATGATGATATAACTTCGGGCAGATTCGATAAATCTGCATGGATTGCCAAATCTCGAATATGTCCGCATGTTGCTATGCACATGTATGCAGGCCCGAGGATCTTTTCTATGGTTTTACACTTGGAAGGCGATTCCACGATAAGTAACGTTTTATATCCAACCTTTTGCATGATGCGTATGATTGCTATGCTTGTAGGATATAAAATAAAATCTTTACATAATTTTCCGAATTCATTGAACTGATTGAATTCATTTCATCTTTTCGAGCGCAGCAAGTGCATCGAGAATGATCCACTCTTGTTCGGTTATTTTTTGAAAAACAAGATTTTCATCGAAATTCAAATTAAAAAATAATGGTTTTCCATTCCGCACTACCTTGCAACGAACGCATGTTTTACACTCTTCTTGGTCCCCGTCATCACTGTCATCATCATCATCATCGTCTGCATAATTTTGAATGCTGATATTGCAAACGTGTGCCCCATTTGTCAAAGAAATATGGTCCGGGCGTTTCAATGATATCCATCGAACGTATCTACCTACGGTGAGTTCATCGATATTGTCGATATATTTATATCCTATCAGCGTGGCGTGCATTGTTTTTAATACAGTCCCTTTTAATTGCAATTTTTGAAGAATATCATTTTTTTTCTTTTTGATTTCAGAATGAGACGTTTGCATGATGGATGCATTTTCTTCATTTTCCAATGCTTTGTCAAGTGCCTGAATGTCCATGAGTAGACTACCAATAATAATTAATAATATCACGTCTTTTGACGTTATATTATACGTATAAAAAATAATATTTATTCTGTTTTACTATTCATTCCTTTCATTTAATCATTTATTCAATAACATACACACACATAATCCATTAGTTCACTGCAGCTACAGGGACCTTTCGCACGATCTTCTTTTTGGAAGCCGGTTCTTCAACTGCTGCTGCAGCAGGAGCCGGTTTGGGTGCAACTGACATACTCGCTGTGCGCGCGACAGGAGTCTCATCTTCTTCCTCATCATCTTCATCATCGTCGCATTCAGGTTCAGGAGCCTTTGAAACGACAGGCGCAGATGCAGGTGCAGACGCTAGTCCTGGAGCTTCCCCGGGCAACTCAATGCCGCATGTTCCGCGGTACGACAGCTTTGGCTTGATGAGACCCTGAATCAAATTCCAAGTGACACCGAATTTACCGCCGGCAAACCAGATTCCACCGCACTGAATTCCGACAGCAATTTGTGATCCCTTCTGAATGAAGTCGCTTGGAGACAATGACGGGTTGGTAGGCACGGGGAACATGAGTCGGCGATCCATGTCGTAGAGATCGATGTTCTTCCACACTCCTTCCCAGCAAGGCAGCTTGATCTTGAAAGTGGGAGCACGGCCGTAGTCGGTTTCAAGACTAGACTTGTCCTTGGGATACTTGAGCATGGGAGTAAAGAGCGCATCGGCCGTTTCAGCCGACATCTTGGGCCTTCCAAACCAGTCCTTGGAGTTGGCAATCGCATCTTCTTTTACTTTTTGCTCGAGCTCGCGGATGTTGTTGAAGAACTTTCGGATGGCGTCGTCGTAACGGTCTTCGTCGGGAAACTGCAATGACATGTCGTATGAGATCTTACCTGTTTTCTCGTCGACGAATTGATTCACACCCCATGTGAGCATCATGGGGGACGAAATCTGGAGCACTGTTCCGGAGACGGCGTTGATAATTCCGATACTCTTTCCGCCGGATGAGTTGACTTTGGGCTTAGCATATTTGACGCATGTAGAGGGATTGAAACTGGCGGGAGACAAGATGTTCTGGCTAGTAGTTGACATTGTTGATTGATATGCTTGGGTGGGTAGTTGTTTGTTGTTCGCTTTATGCTTTTCTATAATATACATGCACATATTCTTTAAATCAATTTTTTTTATTATTCATTTTTCTTGCATGTATATTGTAGGGTAAAATTTAAAATTTAAATTTAAGGTTTCAAGTACTCTTCTTTGTACCCCGAAACTCCGAGTTTAGATAACATCTGAAGATGTCGCATTGTGAATGCCATGGACGAACCAGAGTGTCCGACTTGCATTGCTCTAATTACTTTATCCGTAATGGGGTTACTGCTGAACATAAACCCATGCGAACTGGGTGGATCGTAGGTTGAAAGAAACCGCCATATGTCGATTTCACTAGAAGCATATTCGGGATAGGCTTGTACAGTTACCACGGCATGCATGGCGTCGCGTACCATATCGGCAGTCCACGAATCACGTATAAATGATAAATCGGTTGAATCCACTTCTTGTTTTGTGCGAGGGTAAGGATATTCAGGTTCCATGTTGTTGTTGTTGTTGTTGCTTGACATTACGTATTGAATTTATGTTTTTATATTGTTTTATTAAACGACTATATTATGATTTATTGCGAATTACCATATCTTCTTCGTTAAATCCAAATTCTTTAAAATACTCAATACCATTTTGAATGCTGTTCAAAAATTGGTTTACGAAATCATTTAATTTGTGGGTAGAACAATACCCTCGTCCTGTATTAAAAATATTACTAACTATGGTATTATCAGGATCTTGAACATGACCCAACCATCTTTGTCTAATGTATATATCACGCGCACTATCAATCTTAGGACCGCTGGGATATTGCGCGTGAAAATAGGTACCGATTAATTGAGACAATCCGTTACATATATATCCAAAGTCAAAAATTAATTCATTTACGTCATAGGGTTCATAATCATTATAATCCATAAAATATATGACATCGCCGCTATTGTATATATCATATGTATGTTTTTCACGGTCAGGATGACCATATTCAATCCTTCTGCGTAGGCATACTATATCACAATCATACAGACCTCGCTGGTCATGAACTCTCAATTCAGCAACGTTTTTTGCCTTCATCCTGAATTCTTCCCTGCTTTTTAAACCGGATAATGCGTCTAAAATTCCCGAGTCAAACATTGGATTAAAATAGCAGCCAGGTTCATATGTTGTTTCAAACCCATATCCATCAAGTCCGTTGATTTGAACAGACACGTTAACCGGGTGGGTGGATAACAGTTTCTTGATTATATCAATATTTTCAAATTCAAGTCGTATCCTTATAGAAACAGCGGGATCCACATTGGCGACATTCATTATTTGACTAGCATAGTATATAGAGTATTCCGTTTAAATAGTGTAAAAATTTTCATTTATTGTTTCTTATCACGTTGAACCGGAATTTCCTTGATGAGTTTATCATCGGATGGACATTTTGTTTCAACCGGTTCGTACTCAAAACAGTTATCGGTTCGATCTTTGAACTGAAATTCTTTGCTGTTGTCTGGTGTCGGGTATACAACGATAACGTGCGGCGAGGGAACGATCACGTAAACATAAAACAGTCCAATTGCAAGACTTACTAAAAAGACCGGAAATGAAACGTATTCGAACATTATGGTTATAGTAAAAAGTAAAAAGTATTTGTATTATATATTTAAAACGATATAAAAATATTTTTATTTTTATAGTATCTCTGGCTCATTCAATGCCGAGAACCGTGGCTGGAGCGGAAGTGGTCGCGTTACAATTGGCGGCCCTAACAGAAATGTTTTTGTACAAGGCGACATTAACGGCGGCTGGTCCGGTCGGCCATCTGTTGGTGGCATGGTCGGAGGAACGATCCGATTCTAATCCAAAAAAAATAGTAAAGTAAATGAATGAATATTATTAATGTTCCTATATTCATTCATTTAACCTTAAGACCGAGGGTAGATAAAAATAAATTTTATTATCTACCCTCTACCGCAGTTGCAACACATGTTTTTTATAAAGTCACCAGTGCATGTGGTGCGACTGGTTGGAATAGCGCATCTAACGTATATGTATGTATTTGCCGCTTCGGGATTATTTGCAATACGGTAGTCTTCAAATGAACTTAACGAATCTGTGGAATATTTAAAGTTGCTGTTTTTAGTACCCGGTGTTGATGAATCGGTTATCGACGTATCGGAAAATGATGAATCCGATAATGACAATGATAACATCGCCGACGAAGGTTGACGACCCAACGGGTTCAAATTTGGACTTTTCGGTAAAAGACAAGCTGGCGAAGATGTCATTTGTTATTTGATTGATTTTATCTTTAATTTATGTTTTTTCCATTTGTTTAATTATATTTATAAATTTAGGTTTATTTTGTTTTCGTTCAATTCACATATTAATGCAATGATACTGGCAACACCAGGTCACCTAATGAAATTGGAATACGGTTCACGCGTTTTCGCAATACGGATTTATGGTCACTGTAATCTTCATCTGTAATTACTTCACTCATCGAGTATTTTATTTGTTCTTGCAGTCGAAGCATTGTAATCAGTCGTTCGCGATACAGTTTTACGGTATCTCGAACAACCTCTTGCGTAACATCGATTGCACCTGCCGGGGACAAATTTGTCTTGATCTCGTTTATAATTTCAGATATTGATTTGTCTATATCCTGCAACTGTTTTATTTTGCCGCTATTGGATACGATATCGTAATATTGCAGCCTTATCCGATCATACGATTCAAATGCTTTTTTCATATGTAGTTGTAATTTATTGAATGCACCTACTGTTTCATCATCTGATGCATATCCGAAAAGCAGGTTTAACTTGAGGTGAATAATTTCTTCTTTTACGTCATCGACTGCATGTTTTGCGTCATTCATTTGAGTTTCGACGTTTTCAAATACGGGTTTACGAATGACTTGATTTGCGCGGCAGGTCGGGTTCGTGTTACATTGGATGCGAAGCTCTTCTTTTGTATTTGTGAATGTCATTCCCGGGAATCGGCAAACGACACATTTTCCGATTTTAATTGTTTTTCGGTCTTTTTGATCGAGTTTTTGCCCTCTGACTCGTTTATTTTCCAATATTTGGTTGATTTCATCTTCGAATTGTTTTTTTGTTTCATAGTACTCGGTCACCTTGCGGTGAAAGTCTTCTAAAATAACATGACTATGTTTAACGGATGACGATGACGATGCAGACATAAAATAAAAAACAAGAATTGCTATTTGTTATTTATATTATTACTATTATTATTTTATCAGTTTAATATTTTATTATGAAAATTATTATTTCTTAGACCCCGGTCTTCGACGAACGAATTGACCAGGCGAATGAGAAGTAGAAGGGGGAGGAGGAGGATGAGGAATCCGATGAGAATTCTGAGGACTAGAAAGCTCGGCCATATAGGCCTCTAATTCGTCGTTACTTACTTGAGGTCCCCTTCTGCTTAACATATCATGCATAGCGTTAACCGCAGCATTCGATTCATCTGCAATACCGTCTACTTCAGCCATTGTTCTTTCAATTTCACCACTCGAGTTACTATTGACTGCATCCAAATAGTGTTTCAAATCGTCTATAGCTTTATCTTTCTCGGATTTTGAAGCCGTAGATTCTTCACTAAATATCCGACTATAATGGCGAATAACGTCTGGATCTGGTTGAACGTGCGTGTAAATACTTGGATTAATTGGATTAACTGGGTTAACTGGAATCGGATTGGCCGTGTTTGAACGATTCCTTCGAAATCTTGTCCTAAACCATCGACCAGGTGATGTACGAAATCTGGGAGATACATTTCCATCTATTCTAGCTTGTGACTCGCGAGCTCTAGCAGTTGCAGCATCTGCTCTACGTTGACGAAACGCGGTGAATCGTTGTTTAACTCGGTTTCTAAATGGTGTCAAGAATCCGCCCCTGCGGATTGTATACGCACTTCCATTCTTTCTTCGCCGTTGGCTTCGGTTTTGACGCTTACGCGTTGATTTGATTTTATTATTAGTTGACATTTTAGGCTTATATTAATATTATATTATAATTTTTATAAATTTATAAATGTGCCAAGGTTATGGTTAGTTACGCGAGGTGGTAGCCCGCTTATACTATTCTGTATCTGCCTCTTATATGTAGCTGTACGATATCCAAGCAGACGAGTGATTTCTTCGTCGCTCATCGAATCTGGATTGGTAATTCGCGGACCTTGAGCGTTTCCAGCTAATACATCACTCCAGTAATTGAGAGATCCGTTAGCTACTAAAATCTGACGAGCAGTAGATCTTATTTCTCTGATTATCTGTGAAGTTAAATGATAATGTTGTAAGTGACTCATATGCGTTCTCATGATACCCAGTCTGTCTCTCCAAAAATTTATACAGGTTTGTATAACAGGTCGATGAGTTGGTTCAGTTGATACCATGGTAACACGAGATGGAGATGGAGTTTGAGATCTGGATCGGGATCGGGATGGAGATGGAATTGCAGGTAGTGGGCGGGATGGGGGTCTAGATGAGCCCTGTGGGCAAGGTACACACGATGCGCCTCGACTTCCAGGACTTCCTGGACTTCCTCGAGCCCGGCGAATAAACGGAGGCGACCCGGGAGGCGATCCAGGACCAACTACAGCAGCAGCAGCATCGGCAACTCCGTCGCCATCATTAGGCTGCTGTCCTGGCCTACAGCAAGTAAAATATTTACGTGTAAAATTACGTACACCTTCGACGGCTCTTCTTATCGTACCAGTCGGTGGTCCAGTGACCCCCCTGCCAAGCGCACCTCCGCGCTTTCGGTAATTTTTAGTTTTATTGCGATATCGGCGAGTACGCGTACGCATATGATGAATTGAAAATAATAAAATATTTGTTTATATAATAATAAAATATATTAAATGTTGTTTACATATTCTACGTCCAAAAAACATCCTAAAGACGATGATAATCGGATTCATGATATTCACTCTGTTCGTATACATAACAACCTGAATCGAAGTGCATTTAAAGTATTTGACGGCGTTCGAGATTTGCAGCATATAATGAAATCCACGAGATCGGGATGTTCATCGTGTGGATAATGATAACAATGAATCTATTTAAACGACATGACGTATAAACTCTTATTCAATGTGGCGAGTATTTCGTCGCGGATATTTAAAAGATCGCTGTTTTTTTTACCATCAAATCGAGACGTAAATCCGATAAGGACGTTTTTATATCCGTCTATCTTTTTTTTAAATTCTTCGATAGAATTGCAGTCATGCAATGTTACCTGCGTTCTGGGAAGCTTCGCGCGAACACCGCCCTTATGTCCAAGTAAGACTTCGACGAACTCGTCGACATATTTATTTAGATCGTCATACAGTTCATCGGTTGCTTTATGTGTAGCATAATTCATTGTTTTCCAGTGGTACAGTTTAACAGTAGTCAACATATCCATAAAAAATAAAATAATGTCGCCGCTGGAATTGAGAGATTTAGGTTGAGTTGATTTGGATACGGTTACCGCCGATATCGGCGTTGGCGTCGAGTGATGATATGGGGTTGGAGTACGCATTTGAATATCGCGATTTTTTATAGATCTCTGGAATCGGGACCGGGACAGGGAATGGGAACGGGTATCACTCAATATAATCGGGGAATTGGATTCTGTTTCGATAACTTTCACTCTGTTGGAACTTGGACGTTGGGACCGGGACTGAGACCGAGACTGTGACGGTGGAGTATCTATTTCTTCTATTTTAAATTTTACATTGTTGTTGTTACTACTATTACTACTATTCCCCTTTTTACGCGTGGTGAATTTTTTTTTACGATTCCGGTTACGATTTTTGTTCCGGTTTCTGAACTTTCTTGAAAATCCGAAAAACATGACGTGGTATGTGTTTATGTATTTATGTATTTACATATATACATATTAAATTAAATAATAAAATTAATATTTATTTTTAACTTGTTTTCTTTTACTTGCGTTTCTTTAATAAGAAAGCACGACGTGCAGTACTACCCATTCTTTTCGATTTTTTAGTCTTACTGCTATTATACGGGTATTTCTTGCTGCGGCGCGAGCCGCCATGGTTTGGGTCTACTATTAATTTGTTTTCTGGTTCTACTATTAATTTGTTTTCTATCTCATTTATACTTAATAACAACTCGGTTTCCGATTTATCTGCCATTACAGTTCTAAATACGAATATTTTGTTATCTGGATCTTCCTTAGCTTTCTCTCTAAAAAATGAGCGGCTAGAATGTGGTGTAATTTTAACTAAGTCTCGCGTCAACAAAATATGTCGGTCTGGTCTGAAATATTCGTACATATGTTTGTCCAATCCGACTTGTTTAATACTTCCGATATTTAAATTCATATCATCAAAAGGAACCCCTGCCCTAACCAGAGCACTTGAAGGAGTAAAAATCGAGAAATCCTCTTTAAGACGCACAACAACAACGCCGGAGTTCGCCAGCAATTCGAGGTTTGAGAGTGAGGTCATAATTAATAAAAATTGTTTTGTTTATAAATTATGTAAATATAAAAATTTATTTACTTATATTTTATTTATGCCGAACACAGTTCGCATTCAACGATAGACGACGCATTGTTGTTGTTGTTATTGTTGTTGTTGTCTGTCGTAGCCGATGCTACGGCCACCGTAAATTGTTGCGCTTGGTGTTTTGCTTTTCGCCTTAAGTAATAAATCCCTGTTTTCAGCCCTTTCTTCCATGCGTAAAAGTGCATAGATGTCAGTACATTGTAATTGGGATCTTCTACCCATAAATTCAAACTCTGGCTTTGGCATACAAATGGAGCGCGGTCAACCGACATATCGATCAAATGCTTCATTGGGATTTCCCATACGGTACGATACTTGTTTTTAGCGTGCTCGTCAAACCCCGGAATGCATAAATGCTGCACGCTGCCCTTGTTTTTAATAATGGACTGTTTTACTTCCTCGTTCCATGCACCAAGTTTAACGAGTTCGGCCATCAAGTATCGGTTCACGACAATAAACTCCCCTGCCAATGTTCTACGCGTGTAAATGTTACTCGTGATGGGTTCAAAGCATTCATTGTTTCCAAGAATCTGCGACGTGCTTGCTGTCGGCATGAGCGCTACAAGAAGCGAGTTTCTGGCTCCATATTTGCATATATCGGCCTTCAGCTGATCCCAGTCGTACCTTCCCGGAGTAGGGGTAACTCCCCACATATCAAACTGTAAAATCCCTTTGGATGCCGGCGATCCGTCAAAACTGGCATACGCCCCCGAAGTTTGAGAAATATCGACCATGTTCATGGCTCCTTGTTTATAAACCATATCTTCGTACAGATCCTTGGCAAGTTGCATGGACGTTTTAAGGGCCGAGTAGTATATTGTTTCAAAGATGAGTCGGTTTATTTCAATTGCTTTCTCGCTATAAAAAGCGACATCCATCATTAAAAATACATCCGCGAGACCTTGCACGCCGATCCCAATCGGGCGATGTTTCAAGTTACTCGCTTTGGTTTTCGGGGTGGGATAAAAATTAATATCGATGACGTGGTTCAAGTTTCGCGTAACGGTTGAAACGACGCTGCTCAAATATTCGTAGTCAAATGTTGGACCAATGCCCGTGTCCACATCGAGGGTTACAAACCGGTTCAAGGCGATACTTGCTAGATTACATACGGCGGTTTCATCCTTGTCGGAATACTCGATAATTTCCGCACACAAGTTACTGCTGCGTATCGTGCCTAAGTTTTTCTGGTTTGATTTTGAATTGGCGGAGTCTTTGTATAATAAATACGGCGTCCCCGTCTCCATCTGACTGTCCAAGACTTTCAACCAAATATCTCGCGCTTGCATGCGCTTTTTCTCTTTGCCCATGGATTCGTAATGCGTGTACAGCTGTGTAAACGCGTCTCCGTACGATTCGTATAGACCCGGACATTCGTCGGGACAAAACAGGCACCACGATTCGTTGGCCATAACACGTTGCATGAAAAGATCCGGAACCCATAATGCGTAAAATAGGTCACGCGCTTTACTTTCTTCATCGCCGTGGTTTTTTTTCATATCCAAAAACCCTTCAATGTCTGGATGCCACGGTTCAAGGTAGATTGCAAAACTACCGTTTCGTTTCCCGCCCTGGTCAATGTATCTCGCGGTATTATTAAAGACGCGAAGCATGGGTATTAGCCCGTTGGATACGCCCGCAGTCCCGCGGATGAAACTTCCCGTGGATCGAATGTTATGAACGTGTAGACCAATTCCTCCGGCATATTTAGATATGATCGCGCACTCCTTCAATGTATCAAAAATCCCTTCAATGCTATCCTGTTCCATTGCAATCAAGTAACACGAACTCAGTTGGGAGCGCGGAGTCCCGGCATTGAACAAGGTGGGAGTAGCGTGAGTAAAATATTTCATTGACATCATGTAGTACGTTTCCTGGACACGGTTTAAGCATTCGTGGGCAGTGATCGTAGTTCCGTGGTCAGCAATGTATATTGGAACATGTATTCCCAGAGATACACGCATCCACATATGTTGCGGTCGTTCGAGGATGGTTCCGCCCGAGCCCTTCATAAGGTAAGACCGTTCGAGTGTTTTAAATCCGAAATAATCGATTTCGTAATCTCGGTCGTATCGGATCATTTGATTTATCGCGTCGCCGTGGTCCATGACGAATGTATACACGTCATTGGAAATTAAATGGGTCGGTGATCCGTTGGAATCTTTGTAATTGTAAAGGAGAGAAATCACTTGTTTAAAATTGGAAGTAGTTAGTTTGTGATGGTTGGATACGATGATCCGACCGGCGAGGGTAAGGTAGTCGGGATGTGTAGTTGCCATTGCAGCGCACTGTTCGGCGGTAAGTTCGTCGATCTTTGTAGTGCGAATGCGGTCGTGTAATTGATCAATTACTTTCATTCCGAGTACGGTATAATTTACATTGGTAAGTTTTGTCTTTTTTTCATCTAAACAACCAATATTTTTAATACGGTTCAATATTTTGTCAAATGATACCGCCTGTAAGGTTTCATCGCGTTTGATGACCAACATGTCTTGTTCCAATCCAGATCCAGATCCGGAGTCGGTCATATTTGTGATATACTTAATAGTTGTACAATGTGTATATTAATTCTGTTTATTTGGTTTTATTATTTTATTCATTATGTATATAAACATTAAACGTATGAGTTATCAGAAATAGAAATAGTATTCATGCCAAACATTCTGAGTATTGATGTTGGTATAAAAAATCTCTCGTTTTGTTTCCTGCGATTAAACCACGAGCAAACCGGACAGAATCGAGAAATTGAAATCTTGAAATGGAATACGCTTAACTTGAATGATACTCTAGATACAGGTACATGTATAAATACAGAAGTATCGGTAACAACAGCAACAACAACAGCTTGTACATGCAAGACCGGGTGTAAACTAAAACCGTACTATGTCTATATTCGGGATAACAATGTAGTGTATGCATGTAAACGCCATTATAAAACAGTGCTTGAACCATCGCGTCGGGTATTTGATACCAAGCCACCATCCTATATTTCAAAGGTTCTTAAAACATTCACAGCGGAGAATTTGAGAGATTTTTGTAAAGAGTACAGTTTTACAAATGCTAATGTTAACGAAGCCCAATCCACCACTGGAAATGTAAAAACAGTAAAACAAGAATTAAAAATGAAAGCATTAACCATATTACGAACCGAATATGTGTATCCGATAAGTACTCATGCTAGTTGCATTTCTACGATACAGTTTCCGGACCAAAAAGAAGAACAAAAACAACAATTACAACAAATCCAAAAAAAGAATAAGAATCCATTGCAGCAAGCAAGTACTGTATCTCTCGTTTTTGTCGGATACAGTCTCATGAAACAGTTTGATGAATTGTTTTATAATGGTTCTAATGATCAAATCGACGCGGTTGTAATCGAAAACCAGATTAGTCCGATTGCGAACCGAATGAAGACGGTGCAGGGAATGATCACGCAATACTTTTTGATGCATGGGGTGGATAAAGAACACATTATTTATTTTTCATCCGTTCAGAAACTCAAAGTCGCACCTTACCATTTTATATTTCACGACACTTCCGAGAAGAATCCTGGTGACGATGCAGACGAAGTAGACGATATTCAAACGTATGATGACCGGAAAAAAGCAGGGGTTGCATGCGTTCGTAAAATATTGGTGGGTTCTGTAAGTTCAGGTTCAGGTTCAAGTCCTTTTACAATACAAAGTAATGAATGTACCCATTCAACTGCAAAATTATGTTCGTGTTGGTTGCACCGGTTCGAATCTCATAAAAAAAAAGATGATATGGCCGACTCCTTTTTACAAGGCCTTTCATATATTGTAAAAATAAACAAGAAGTAATTTATATATTAAAAATGTTTAAAATGAGGTAAACTATTTAAACATTTAACTTTAAGTTAGTAAAGTATTAAACGAAAATCGTAGATACATAATTTAAGTGATCAGTAATGCCGGTTACAATGGAACAAGATAACAGTAACCACAACCACGGAGAAAACGCGCAACCGGAAAGTTCGCCAAGTTCAACAGGACCAAGTGAATTTTCAGTATGGGAAGATGTTGAGGAGTTGAATCCTCAATTGCTTCGCGGTATATACGCGTACAATTTTGAAAAGCCAAGTTATATTCAACAAAAATCAATTCTCTCAATTCTAAGAGGAAACGATGTTATTGCCCAAGCTCAATCTGGAACTGGAAAGACGGGAGCGTTTGGAGTTGCAACGCTTCAACGAATCGACTCGACCGTCCAGAAGGATGTGCAAGCGTTGATTCTGGCGCCTACACGAGAATTGGCAAAACAAATCATGGAAGTCGTCAATGGACTCGGTAGCCAAATGCCCGGCTTAAAAGTCCAGTTGTTGATCGGTGGTACCTCGACGGACGAAGACGCGAAGATGTTAAAGACGGAGATGCCGCAGATTGTAGTCGGATGCCCAGGTCGAGTTTATGATATGATACGCAGGAAATACATTAATGCGAAACAAATCAAAATGCTGGTACTGGATGAAGCCGATGAAATGTTATCGGTTGGATTCAAGGACCAAATTTACAATATTTTCCAGTACTTGCATAATGATATCCAAGTTTGTTTGTTCAGCGCAACGATGCCGGTCGAACTGCACAAGCTTACCGAGAAATTCATGAGGACTCCAGTGAAGATATTGGTTCAGGCCGAGCAACTTACCCTGGAAGGTATATGCCAGCACTATATTGGACTGGAAGACGATGAGACGAAATTCGTAACACTTCAAGACTTGTATAAAACGGTCTCGATGTCTCAGTCGATTATTTATTGCAACAGCGTGAAACGCGTTTCCGATCTGACGGAAGCCATGGTTCTGAAAGGGTACCCGGCGTGCTGTATTCATAGCGGAATGGATAAAGGTGCCCGAGATGAAGCATATGCCAATTTCAAATGCGGCAAGTACCGCGTTCTAATTTCATCTGATGTTACAGCGCGCGGAATCGATATTCAGCAAGTAAGTATCGTGATCAACTTTGATCTTCCGAGAAGCGTGCACACGTACCTGCACCGAATTGGACGATCTGGACGCTGGGGGCGAAAGGGGATGGGGATTAGTTTCATTACACCGAGGGACACAAAGCAACTCAAGGAGATCGAGTCGTTTTATTCGACGGTAATTACCGAACTTCCATCGAATTTTAAGACAGAATAATAGACCTACAAAAATGATATAAGAAAGTTTGATTAAAATGTACAAATATCAAATATTTAATCAAATACAATTAAAATGGAACACGATTATTGTTTTGTCACCGCATTCTACGACATTGGTCGGAAAAACTGGGAACATTATAAACGGTCGGAAGAAGAATATCTTAGTTTTTTCTATAATTTGATCCAAATGAATATACCGCTAGTTGTATTTATTGACCAAAAGTATCACGAACGGGTTGAAGCTGCCTGCTCGGGACTGCGGCCGGCAAACTTGTATACTAAAATAATCCCGATTGATGATGCATTTTTACGTGAGAACATAAAGTCGTGGTCGTATATTGAACGCGAACGCAATATAATGAATAGTGAGTTGTATAAACGAGTCATATCTCATCGAAAAAGCTGCCCCGAAACACATGTACCGGAGTATACGTGTATAAACCATGCCAAAATTGATTTTGTGAAATACGCGATTGAAAATATAGTAGACAGTGATATCAAGTATGTCGGATGGGTCGATTTCGGATATATCCGAAAGCTAACGGATCTGCCAAGTGATAAAGTTTTCGTGTATGACGCGCTGAAAAACAACCACGTGAATATGATTTTCAATAACGACATCGATGAATTTGACAGCGATCCATATTTCACGTTAATTTTCGCTCCGGAAAAAATAACAGGTCCATTTTGGTTCGGGTCCAAAGAAGCGCTTTTAAAGTACTGGGAAAAATATCATGCTACTGTTCAAAAGTTGCATAATATAGGAGTCGCAGATGACGACCAGGCTATCGTATTGAATGCATTTACGCATCAGACGGACAACGTAATAAAAATTTGGAAAAATACATTGTTATATACGCACGGTTGGTTTGTTGGATTTCTTCTGTTTCGAAATGACTCATAATGAAGTTCATTGATGTTCGTTCATTCATCGAGCAACATGAGTGCCATGGCTGCATAGTTGTGCAAATCAATGAGGGTGTCTCGGATTCCTTCATCGTTTACCAAATTCACGCCATTTTTGGTAATTGACATAGACCGTTGCAATTTGTCTTCGATTCGCATAAGAACTCCAATGACGCCATATTTAGCAAACGCATCGCCATAATCGGCATTTTTTCGTGTAAACAATTCCAGTGCTTCAGACTGAACTGCCTGCATCTGTTGTACTCTATCCTTTTTCTCGGCCATTGTTTCTCACCTATTATCGCAGCATATGTTTATATTGATTACAGTTACATCTTGTAAAGCGGATCGCATTGTTTTCCGTCGCATGTTATGTTATTACTATACAGCTGCGCATACCCGCACGTATTGCATGTAAATACCTTAAACCTATTATCTAAAATTTGAAACCCAAGTAGAGTTTTTAATTTTGTACCCATTGTCAATGTTTTCACGGTAAAAACCCCCTTGCCGCATTTCATGCAGTCTAGTGTATGACTTGTTGAATTATTTGCGTATTTTATTTTGGGACTTACAATAGAGTTCCTACCTCCTCGAAGAGACCGTTTATGATACTTTCTATGTTTATGTTTGGATCGCCTAGATTTTAACGGCATTGATATTGATTGTAGTTTAATTTTGCGAATGTATTATACTATAAATCAAGAATAAATATTTAAAATATGCATAATATTTAAAATATTTAGACTAAATATAAACAACTAAAACAATCAACTAACAATACAATACAATGGCACAAGAACGCGGTCTCGAAATGGTAGCTCATTCTGCCATAATCGGAGTGGTTCTTTATTTTATTATGACCGTTATATTAAAACAGCCGCAGCGTATAGCAGAAGACAGATCCGTCGCAATTGCAGGAGTCGTGTTAGTCTACATGGTGGTATTCGGACACGGTCTTCCTACGAACGTATCTTCGTCATTCAAGTAAGTATTTGAATTTTATTTGAAATAGTGTTTCAACCCATTATTTCAAATCATTGTGAACCCTGCTGGTAAAAGCGAGGTTACTCCTGTGATTCTTCCGGACGTTATGCCGGTTAGGGTAGATGTAGTAAAAC